GAGCCAGAGCCAGAGCCAGAGCCATCGCCAGAGCCAGAGCCAGAGCCATCGCCATCGCCATCGCCATAGCCATAGCCATAGCCAGAGCCAGAGCCATCGCCATAGCCAGAGCCAGAGCCATCGCCATCGCCATCGCCATAGCCATAGCCATAGCCAGAGCCATCGCCATTAGTTACTGGCTCAATACTCATGAATGCTTTGATTAAATCTTCCATACTTTCACGGCGTTAATGTTTTCAACTGCTTCTTTTGTGCATGGCAATACCTCAATTACCTGAGGTAGGTATACCCCATCTTCATCGGTGATGGTTACTGTGAATTTACAATCTGAAGGTCGCTTTGTTCCTTCAACCGCCAATTGGCTTAATGAAGCTGCACCCGACCAATACCACAATCTACGGGCGTTAGTGATGATAGCAACATCTTTCTCTAAACTTTTTACATTTCCCATCCAAACGCCTGCTGAATGAGTTCTTACGATTACTGTTTTGTTTTTGTACATGATTTTGTTGTTTTAAATGTGTGATGGATTTATTTAGAATAGTAATAAGCCTGATAAGGATGCCCAAAAACCAGGCAAAAGGTAACAAATGGCACAAACAGAATAAGAAAAGCAATAATGAGTTCATGTTCTGTTGCTGTGTTATCTACCACCCTTCTAAAGAGTGATGGAATGTAAAGTAGTTTTTTCATGATTTGTTGTTTGCGGTTTTTTGTAAATACTCAATATCGTGAGGATGGTAATAGCTTAGTTTATTTTTGTAATACGCTATTGGGCGCTTAGGCTCAACCTCACCATTGACAACAGATTGCCAGTGACTAATGGATTTAAGCAGCACACGGGCTTGATATGGCTTTCTATTGTGGTGCATGTGGCTAACCATCTCGATATCCATAATCCCCTCAAATTCATCACAGGTAAATTCTGAAACACCAGTGTATATTCTACCTAATTCATCATACCCTGTGCAGGTATAAAAAACAGTGTGCTCTATTCTATCAACTTCTTGGACTTGCAAGTCATCAAATGTAACTTGCCATTGTTTACCCAATAGTGATTTGTAATATGCTGTTTTCATTTTCCATAAAATTTAACGTTAATAAAATTTGTTAATGTAATACCATGTAATTTACCCCTGCAATCCTTAATTCTAAATCCCCGGATTAACATAGGGTTATGACCATCGTAAACCGGATTTATTACCCAGTGTGCCGGGATATCATACTCCTGAATGAGTTTAATTGCCTCCACAATAGATTTTGGCTTAACCTCATTCAGGGCAAACCCAATGGTTTTTATTTTACTGGTGGCGATGGTCATTGGTTTAGGGAAATTGTTTTTAAGCCTCCGTTTAGGGCAGAATGTGTTTTGGTGAAAGTTGCTTAGCCCTATGGTTTGACTTCTTTTAGTGGCGAAAGGTCATTTAATAAACCTTCGATTACGATTTCAGCCTCTTTATTGATTAATTCAATTGGCGTTTGTTTATTGTCCTTACTAAATAATATACCTCTTAAAAAGCGTCTTTTTAACGCCAGTTTTAAATTGTCTTCATCTAATTTGTATTGTGACATAACTCTAATTATTTAGCAGGTGTTAATTTACGTTCATCTATTGCGCCTACACTTCGGCCATTGTGCAGCAATTGAACCGAAATAAGCCCCGATACGCGATTAATTGAACCAACATGATAAGTTATCCCGGCCGAGGCCTGAAATTGGTTGTGGTCAGCTATAACCCGTACAGGCTGGCCGTTGAAGAAGTTTGTTGTTGACATTGTGTGATGATTTTAAAATTGTGATTATTGAGTTATTAACATGCCCTTTAAGAAACCTATAAACTCACTATCATTGGTTATAATACTACCAATACATTTATATTCTTTTTCCTCTGTTTTTAGCCAATGTCCTAATCCAGTCCATTGACGGCTAACTAAAACTTTCCCTGCTTTTGCCCTTTGTTCGTTCAGGGCTATTATCAAATCTTTAATTTGATCCGATTTGCTATATCTTTTCATTTTATTACTCTTAAATGGTTAATACAAGTTGGTTGACTGATTTGTGACTGAGCGTAAATTTTAGCACGCTCTTTTGTTAATCCTGTTGCTAAAGCTACATTATAGTGGTAAGCTAATACTGGGTAATCGCTTTGTTCCTGTGCGCTCATGCTGTTTTTAATTTAGTATAAGCCTTTGAAACATATTGTAAATTGTTATGGATAAAAGTTTTTGCCATTAATTCATCTTTGGCCGTCTTTTGTAGGATATTTAATAGCCTGGATTGCTCATCTAAATGGCGTTCCATTGCACACTGCCAATATTTTTTACCGTTTAATTTATAGCCTAAACACATAACGCCGTGTTTGTTTAAGTGCAGCGTAAATGTATCTACTTTTCCAGTGTGGCTGTAAGTATGTTCAAATTCATATTCGCCCTTAGTGTACATTTTAACCACCGTAGCGACTTCTTTATCAAATCCGGCTAATGTACCACCAGCGCTAAATAAAGAGGCTGTAATGACCTTATTTACGGTTAGTTTTTGATTTGTTGCCAATAATCCATCTATAACAGATTGAATACGGTTAAATAATTCTGTAGTCATTTTTTGAGAGGTTTTTAAATAGGAAACATTTCCTACCAGTTCAGCCTCCACAACCAATTAAGGCAGGGAGGCGAACGGCCATTGAGAAACCTCTCAACGAAACTCAAAGGATCTTATTTAAATTCTATATCGTATTTAGCTGTAAAGCCTATTTCAGTAAGTTTAACATTTAGTTTTGTTTGTTCGGGCTTAGTAATTGGCTCCCTCCATCCAAAGCAAAACTTTTTAGTATGTGTGTAATAAATTACATTATTAAAATCTATATCATTATCTATTAACAGGCTGTAAGCATCATACTCAATTTGTGCAGATTCTATTTTATTCTTAATATCTTTCAATTTGCTGTTTTGAGCCTTTTTAAGGCGCTCTAAGCGCGATATTTGTTGTGCTGTATTGTAATCATTAACCAAATAATCAGGGACGCTCTTAGAGGCTTTAAATGTGTGATCATTAACACTGATCGGGCGCAATTGTAACAATCTTAAGTCGTCTAATTTTAGGTATTCACTACCCAAACATTTGGTACAATATTTCAAATCTGTATTTAGATATTGAGCCCCGCAATAACCGCAAGCACATGTATTTTGACGTATTGCTATCATTTCAGGCGTTTGTGTTAACCACATGCCCTGTTTTATCTTATTATTTGGATAAATAGCTTCTTCCCAATCAAAAACCCTTAACCCGTTATCACTTGTGATAGTTGGGGCGGTATTCCACTGATTGTTAAACAAATATTTTGTTTCCAGTTCAATAGAGAGGCCATTTAATGGCGATATAAGGTTGTTATAATAGTTGCTATTGCCTGAACTAATGTTATCAAATAAAGTTAAACCTTGGGATTTTAAAGAGGTTTTTAACTTGTCATAGGCGATAAATTCAGCCTCATTTGAAATGTCGAATTTGTAGTAGTTTACTGTAGTTGTCATGTTGAGAGGTTTTAAAGAAAGTGATTTAATTGATATATGATAAAAATTGTTCAGTAGTTAGTCCAAATGTATTTTTAATAGTCCCCGGCATAAATGAGTGTTGTGAGCGGCACACTTCCTCACCGTTCGTTGCGGTTAAGACATAATACATACCCTCATCCAGAATATCGGCCTCAATCTCTAAAAGGATAGTATTATCAGGCAAATTAATTGCTGAATTTGTATTGGTGTATAAAAATTTACTTGTCATGATTGAGAGGTTTTAATTTGTTAATGTTGTGTTGCTAATTTATTACAAAGCATCGTTGTGATGGTAACGCCCTGTACCGCCAAATCCCCAACCTGATCAGGGTACGGGGTGCGCTGCAAAACTTAGCAGGTAAAACAGGTCTTAATGTATTATGATTTTTCTGATCATTTGCGCCTGAACACGTTTGGCATAAACTTTAGGATTAACACCGTTGTTATATGCTTTTAGCAATTCTTTTGTGCCTTTTTTAACCCTTACCAAATATACATAAGGGCAAAGAGTTACCTCTTTTGTTTCAGGGTTTGTTTGTGGCATTAAATCAACCTCGACTATTTTATATTCTAACCCAGTATTGTCGTAAGTAACAGTGCTGTCTACTCTTATTTGAATACTTACAACTTCTAAAAATGCCCTATACATTCTTTCGTATAAGATCTTTTCTTTTACTTGAAGATCGCTTTTTATTTCTTGCACCTCATCGTGCATAGCTAAAAATAAATGACCTGAATTAACTAATTGATTGTTGGTTTTCATAACTGCTAAGTTTTAATGTTGTGATAAGCTTAATTGCTAACCATGATTCAAATATCGGCATCATTATTTAATTACACAAATATCGGCATCATTATTTACACCGTTATAACTAAATAGAATATCGCACCCTTTAAACACCACATTTAAACACTTCAACATAACGTACAGTTATAACCAAACATCATTATATCATTACATAACCAGTAACACCCATAACCCACATATCCCATTATCTATTTTATACCCATATATAACGCCATTGCCTGCCATATAAACAAACATTACATTTATAACATCCTAAACACCAATAACCTTTTATAGCCCCCTATATCCCTCCTAACACCCCTTAATACAGTATATCAGGTATTTAAACATATTCATTGATGTGCTTTTTAACAAATCAAACTAATTTTATCAGTTTTAACTTGTTTATATGGGGTTATTATCCCTCAATTTTACCTTTGTTCCCATTGTAAAAACAAAAGTGTTTCACCGGTGGATAAAGTGTATTCACGTATGTTTAAATGGGGTTTTTGGTAATGACTTGTAGCAACTGGAATCAAGGTTAAACCATTGTAATGACAGGTATCATTTTAAAGCCTGTAAATAACGTTTCACTTTTACCAATGGTAAACACCCTTAACACAGTTAACACGCCTTAAACAGGTTATAACATGGTAACATGGTCAAAAGGTTTATCGCCATTGATACAGTTTATCTCCCTTAGATCATGTTGCCTATTGCTAAAAGTGTTTACATGGGTACCCCGGTTCTGGGTTTCCGTTCTCTTTTGGTCATGTGGGTAATGGTTCATGGGGGGATAATCCCACATATCAGAGTGTGTGAAAAAAAATAAAAAATTATTTTGGGGAGGATGGGTGTGTTAAACTTATTGGCCAGGATTAAATGGTTAAATAAATACTACTTAGAATACTATAAGAGAAATGTTTTATTATTGATTGATTTACAGGTAATTAAGTAAATAAAAATGCTGGTATACTGTGAAAAATGCTGATATGTTAGCAATTAATGTTATCATATCAGCACAATTACTTGTTTTGTATATAATAAACTGTATATTTGTTGTATAATTATTTATACAGTATTAATGTGGGTAATGTTAAAGGATTAAAAAGACCGGCACAGCGAAAGCAGTTTATAGGTACCCGTGAATATGTTGACATGGATACTGGCGAACTCACAAAAAGTGAGGGGATATATAAAGCAACAGCAAAAAAAATAAACTACATAATGATGTTTTTAGACGAGGTAAATATTACAGAGGTTCTTTCCGGGCTTGGTAGTTCGGGAAAGGTATTGGCATTTATACTGAAAGAGTATAATGATAAAGACAATATGTTCTATTTCAGTACAAGCAATAAGGAGCGCATGGTTGAACGATTGGGTTTGAGTATAGGCACAGTAAGGTCAAGCGTAAAAGAGTTCTCTGAGAGTGGTCTATTGTGCCATGTAAGGGGTGCTGAATACATGCTTAACCCGAGTGTGTATTACAAAGGGGATTTAGGGAAACGTGGTGACTTTATTGCTAAATACGATGAGTATAGAAAAGAGTTTGAAATAAAGAAACTAAAAAAGGTAAACGTATGACGATAGTTAAACTGGTTCGTAGTTGCCACGGCAGGAGTGCATGGGCTATGTATGAAATGAAGGGTTACAGAATGGATGTTTATGTACGCCATAATGTTGCTTGCAAAAAAGATTATGATAGTGGCGTTACTGTTAGTTGTTATGTAAAGCCTAAAAACGAGGATTTGTCAATGAGGCAAAGAGCTGAGTTTACAGACTATGCAGCGTTTATTGAGTTTAGAAAAATGATTACTTATTCACTTAATTAAAACCATGACAACAATAGAAACAATACAGGTAACATTTGGCGCAGTGATGGATGGTGCTGCACTGGTGGCTATAGCGTTAATCCCGGTAATGAACCGTAGGATACGTAAACAGGAACAAATGGAGCGTATATGGCGTAAGATTGAGAAACAGTTAGACTTTGAGCCTATGTACTGGTGGGAAAAGGAAGAGCAAGCCGACCAATGGTATGAATGTGATATGGAAAATAAATAACTAAAACACAAAATAAACACAACATGGAAAAAACAATTTACGAGCAAGCAATTGAAATGTTTGGCGTTGAGAAGCAAACAGATATGCTGATTGAGGAAATGGCTGAACTTACTCAAGCGTTATTAAAGAATCGCCGTGATCCGTTAAATGAAGCTAAAGAACAAAATATTTATGAAGAGATAGCTGATGTTGAAATAGTGTTGGCACAAATAAAATCTGTTTTACGGTGGCAATATCTGCTTGATGAATATAAGAAACACAAGTTAAGTAAACTGGAATCACTAATCAATAAACCATGAGCATCCAAATATACCCCGATGCACTGGCACTCAGTATAACAGGATATGAGGCCGAATGCTGTATATTTTGCGGAAATCAGACCTGTTACTGGAACGAGGAAACAAATCGTCCCTGTTGCCCTCAATGCAGTATCCTGCACGAACCTGAAGAAATACCTAACGCACCACATAATTATTGAACAATATGGAATGGATAAACATAAAAGATAAATTGCCTGATAATGAGAACTGGGTTAGAGTATGTTTAAATAATCAACCAAGTGTTATACCCTGCTGTTATAGTGGAAGCCGATGGTATGAGTATAGAGGTTCAACTTTACATATACCGGAGGTAACCCACTGGAAAGAATTTAACAATGAACCACCACACCAACCAAAGTTAATTTGGCAGTTCATTTCAAAGAAAAACGAAAATACAGACTGGACAGATTTATCAGATGATGAGTACGAACAAGTAAAACATCTGGCAAGATTTGAATTTAGGCAAGTAGAAAAGTAAAACGATGGCACAGGAATTACGTTACATATTCCAAATAGAGAATGGAGTTGGCAGGATAATTAACCGTAATGGCTTCGACAAGGACGTACAAGACATTCAAAATGGTAAATGGATACTTACCCTCAAAAAGTATCAAAAGTCCCGCACAACGGCTCAAAACTCTTATTACCACGCCGTAGTAGTGCCAAGTGTAAGGGACGGTTTGATAGATTTAGGTTTCGCCAAACATTCATTAAGCCTTGAAACTGTTCACGAAATGCTTAAGCAAAAGTTTCTACAGGAAGATATGGCAAATGAAGATGGAGTTTATATCAGTATCACAAAATCAACAACTGAACTTTCGACAACAGATTTCATGAATTATATTGATGAAATACAAAGATGGGCAAACGAATTTCTTAATATTGTAATTCCAAATCCAGGCGAACAATCACAAATTAATTATTAAAAATCATAAACAACACAACAATGGCACAAAAAATCAAGAGATTAGAATTAAAACCTTCAGGAAAGGTATTCATTGAACTAAACAAAAGCAATTCGAGTAAAAACGCAACTGGTGTAGTAAACAAAAACTCCAAAGAAACCTCTGACCTAATGCCTCATGGCGATTTGTTAAGGGCTTTAGAAAAGCTAACCCCACATTTACTGATAGCAATGGAACTGGCAGACCCAACTTACACACTTATCGACAAAGATTATCCAATGGATAAGAAGTATTTTGACAGTTGGGAATGGAAAGAAGATCCAAGGTTTGAAGGCCTAACGGTTACAGGTATCCTTGTAGTGGGAAAAGAGGCTGTTGACGGCATTTATTTACTTGGGACGAAAGAAACATCGTTGGGTGGTATAAGTAAGCTTAAAACGCCTCTAATCAGCTTGGTTAAAGAGGTAGAATCTGAGAACTACCCGCTACAATTGATTATAGATGCCCAGATTGAAACTTTAATTTCAGAGGCATTGGAATATCACAATGAATTAAAGTTTGCTCCTGACCCACAAGGGAAACTTTGGGAAGATGCAACAGCTCAGGGAGGACAGTTAAAAAAAGTTAGTTAAATCATAAAAACTATTTACCTTTGTTCTGTTCCAACCATTTCTCTTTGTCTCCTGACTAAACGATTGTGTTGCTAACGGAACAACAACCGGATTAAAGCTTTCGTGATGGTAGGCTCCGGTATAAAAGATTTCCCCCTGTCAACTTTGATTGGGGGATTTTTATTTTTATAAATATATTTCATCAAACCTATTGACATTAACAAAAGTAAAGCTATCTTTGACCTATGGAATCAAAAGAACTAAAAGAAATCATCGAAAGTCGTGGCATAAAGCAGACTTGGATTGCAAAGAAATTGGGAGTATCTAAGGCTCTCGTTAACCAATGGGTCAAGAATACCACACCCATTGCAGAAAATCAAAAAATAGAATTAAAAAGTTTACTTAATAGAAATAACTAAGGTAAACCCGTCTCCAAAATTTTAAAAAAAGTAAAGTAAATGAGTACGTACGCAGAAAAATTAAAAGACCCGAGGTGGCAAAAAAAACGTTTAAAAATTCTTGAAAGAGATAACTGGAAGTGCAGAGAATGTGGAGCAACGGATAAAACTCTTCATGTTCACCACACTCAATACAAGGGTGATCCATGGGAAATTGAAGATGTAAAATTAAAAACTCTTTGTTGTGATTGCCACGAAAATGAACATGATGATAATAAGAAAAAATCAAAATACAATGAGTTTCAATTATGTAAAGATGCTATAGAAATTACTGGTGATGAGTTAATAAATATACCTCATGAAGATTTAGGTGTTAAAACTTTGGATAATCCACATGCTATTTGGGCGTATGTTCAATATTCTTATAATCACTATGCTACATATAAAAACACATCAGTTGAAAAATTTAATTCCCAATTCAAAAATGCAAACTTTACTCTTAAAGAATATATTAAATTATGTCATGATCACCTACAAAGAGACTGTGTAAGGCATAATATACTGTTAAAAACAGATTACGGATTATTTGGGTCAAAAAGTCTTGTTTATTATCAAAATGTTTTTTTCCCTTTATCGGTAGTAAATGTCTTGAAGAAGATGGATGATTTGGAAAATATGACCGAGGGTGAATATCGAAGCTTTTATAATAAATCAAAATTTAATAGACTTGAGTGCATTGATGATCTTTATCGAGGAATAAACAAATCAATTTTGGTCTTAGAAATTCAATTTACATATAACAATAGAACGTACGGAATATGAGTAGGGCATTTAAAGGGGTTTGGATACCAGCTGATTTATGGCTGAGAAAAGATTTGACAGTAGGAGAAAAGATGTTGTATATAGAAATAGAGAGTTTGGATAATGATTTTGGCTGTATAGCATCAAATAAGAAATTAGGAGAAGTTATTCAGTTGATACCGACAAGTGTTAGTCGGGCTTTAAAAGTTCTTGAAACAAAAGGATTAATAAAAATAACCTATGATAATTATGTAACATTTACTGGTAGAAAGATAATTATTACCCCTTGCGAAAATGACAAGGGGGTTTGCGAAAATGACAAACATAGTAATACCATTAGTGATATAGTACCTAAAGGTACTAATGTCGAGTTGTCTCCAAAAGACAAGTGCAGTTTATTTATAGACACATTCAATAAAATAAGGAATTCAAAGTACCAACCCAATGAAAAACTTTGTTCATCACTAAACAGCAGAATAAAAAAATATAAATCATCTCAAATTTTTACCGCATTGAAAAATGCAATGAAAACAGAGTATCACATAAACAACAATTTTAAATATTTGACACCGGAATTTATTCTTCGTGAGGAAAAGATAGAACTTTATTTAAATGCTTCTGATATAGAAACACAACCTAAACAACAACAAAAATCATATAATTCTTATCAAGGTCAGGAGGTAGGCAACTAATGGGATTAAAATCTGTAAGCGAAATGCTTCCTCAAATGGAAAGAATGAGGACAAGTGGAATAATTAGAGGTGAATCTGTCGGTTTTAAGTGTTTTAGCGATTTATATTCAGTAAAACAAGGAACATATACTTTCATTTATTCTGAACCTACCCATGGTAAATCTGAACTGATGTTTGAAATATGTTTGAACCAAGCAGAGGAACATGGAAAACGTTCACTCATATGCTCCCCAGAAACAGGAACTGTAGATGAAATAATTGCTGAGCTTATTCACAAGTACACTGGGAGTAAAATCCAAAAAAATGAGTTTACAACTCTTACTGATAAACAATTTCATACGGCTATGGAATGGCTTAATCACCATTTTGTAATTGCAGATACTGATGAACAAACTTATTCTATACCAAAACTATTTGAGTTAGCTAATGAATGGGAAAAAGCAAACCCAGGACAAAAGATTGATATAATCGTTGGTGAGCCTTACAATGAACTTGATCACTCTGAAATGTCAAAGTTTGGTGCAAGGCAGGATTTATACATTGAAGATTTAGTTTCAGTTTTCAGGAGGCTTTGCCGTAAACACAATAGACATTTTATCCTTACAATTCACCCAAGCGGATCATCTGTACCAATTACTGATAAACATGGATTTGCTTATTATCCCAAACCACTGCCAAGGCAAGCAGCAGGGGGTCAGGCTTTATATCGCAAGGCTATGACTTGGATAACTCTTTGGAGGCCTCCTAAAGGATATAAAAATGATGATAAAAATCCTGATCCAGTATTTGAAAATGAAGTTCATATCTGCATTGATAAGGCAAAACCTAAAGGCGTGGCTACAAAAGGGATTTGTAAGCTTTATTTTGATTGGCAGAAGAATAGGTACTTTGAAAAATTTGAAGGAGTTGATTGTTATGCTTGGGATCATAAAAAGGTGTTTAAGGTTTTAGGCGACAAGTCAATAGAAAGTATAAACAAAAAGCCAGAAATTGAAGAATTACCATTTTAGCCTATGCCTACCTACAAAGAACTTGAACAGCAGATAAAGGGCTTTAACCAGCAGCAGGAGTTTAAAGAAGCTAAGATAGCTTTGTTGCAAACAATGATTGATGATGGGTTTAAACCATTTGAGTTGTTGAACAGACAGGCTACTTACTTTTTGGAAATGATTGATGAGTACGATGAGTATTTTAAAAACAGGACACCAACTGAAAAAAATAAGGCCAGTAGGCAACGTTTGACGAATTTACTTGTGTTAAACACAGAAATTGGATATATACCATCAGAAAACAGGATGCTGAGATTATCAAACAAGAAACTGGCGCTACAAAATGCTAAACTGATGGATATGATTATCGCACTAAAGGCAGAGCTTAAAAAACACGAAGAATCACTAAACTTTTAGAAATTATGCAAGTAACAGTAACAGACCACAACGAGTGGGAAGGAGAATCTTTTAGTTTCGTTTTGGAAATTGATAGCAACTTAGCAGCCAGAATACAGGCGCAAGAGTTTGACTTAATGACTATAGAATATCCAACAGGATATACCCAGTCAGATATTGATCAAATCAATTCAAATTCAGATAACAGCTATATGGATCGAATTGGGTTTTATGAAATCAAAAAATCAATTAACATAAATGATGGTATTGATTTTTATGAAGATGTTTTTTACAAGGGAGCCGGATTAATTAAGATTTAACCATGACCCTTGACTACGTATCAACAACAATGAAGAACCTAACCACTAAAGTAAAACCAAGGGTATGGTACACTATTGACAAGGACAGGAAAGACAGGGAAGCCTTGATACGGGTAATCAAATGGGCGATAGATAGTGGGCATGAATATGAGTTCTCGCCAGACTACAGTTCATTCAGGTGGCTACCGTTCGATTATACATAGATTTTAGCGCGTATAAGGCAACTTTAGAATAAAATGGATATATGTATCAACTTAAATAGAACAATTGATTTAAAGACTTAAAAACATGGATTTAAAGGTTAAAAACTGTAGCAATTGCCCATTTTCGACATTTAGTTTGGCTGGGGGACATTCAAATCTAATTTGGACTGGTAGGCGTCGGATTCAACATAGTTGTAATCTACAAGAAATGGCTACACAATATAAATCTGATTCAAAATATAAATGCTTTGATACTTGTCCATTAAAAATTAACTCAATAACAGTTTCTATATGATCTCATCAACAAAATCTTTTATAGATAGAAAGAAAAAAGAGATACAGTGGGCAGTAGATAACAACAAACCATTTGCTGAAAAGGCATTAAGAAACAGTTTGGCTCAGGTAATAGCCTACGATAAGAAACAACAACAGGTAAATAACACTAAACAACAATTAACATTATGGTAAAAGCAACAGAACTAAGGATTGGAAACTATGTATGGGGGGGTAGTGATAGGCATGAACAAATTGCGGAAATATTTAGAGAAAGAGTAGTTACTTCTTTCAGAGGAAATTTATTAAACGTGTCTGATTATGAAGATATATCACCAATTGAAATAACACAAGAAATTTTAATAAAAAGTGGTTTTACTTATATAAAATCGAACAAATTAGAACATGATGAACTGGGTCAGTTTATTTCACAGGGTAATGGTTTTTATATGACAGAGGTTTTGCCAGAAATGAAATATGTTCATCAACTACAAAATGCTTTTTATGCTTTTACTGGCAAAGAAATTGAAATTAAATTTTAACCCATGGAAACAGAAGAACGGATTATAATACAAGAACCAGACTATCGCCACACTGCAATAACTGAGGCCGGAAAATTACCTAATCAGTCTATTCAGGAACTCCTTCAAGCAGCAGATAAAATCTACAATTGGCTCATGACCGAGAAAAATGAGAAAGCAGAAAAGAGGGCTAAAGCACTTGAACCCAAATGGAAAGCCAAATAATTTTTGGTGTAAATTTTGATATATAAAATAAAGTTCTCAATTTTATAAAATCAAAGACAAAATGGCAACCAAAGAAACAACAACCAAAGAAGTTCCGGTAACAGAAGTAAACGACAAACCGGAAGTCAACAAAGGTGTATCGGACATTCAGAATGTTCCGACTGTTCAGGCACAAGTAGCACCAGAAGCAAAGATTGATCCTGTACAGCCTGAGCCACCATCAGCAAGTGATGTAGCAGAGGCACTGAATGTACCACAAGCCGGTGAACCAGTAAGCGGAAAAGAAAACCGTCCTGATTTGCATACTGTAAGTAAATCAGATTTAGAACAACATCCCGAGTTAAAGGACAAAGGATTGAAAGATGGAGACCAAATACCATTCGGTTCACAGAAAGTTTGGAAATATCCTACAGCAGACAGAAGTTCTATTGTAGAGGTAGAATGGCCTCGTGATGTAACAGGAGGAAAGTTGTAAAAATATTCACAAGCCCGTTGCTTAACTGTAACGGGCTTTAACAATTAAAGACAATGGCAAAATCACATCCCGGTTTCAAAGCTGTAGCAGCTAAGATTTCAAAGAAAGAAGGAGTATCAAAAGCATCGGCTGACAAAATATTGGCTTCAGCTTCAAGAAAGGCTTCACCAGCGGCAAAAGCAAAAAATCCGTCATTAAAGAATGTTAAAATGCCTAAAAAATGACCATCACACAGACCTCTGATTACGTATTAAGTCACCCGTTTACCAAACAGGCAGTACAAAGTTACCTCCAAGGCAACAATAAAGACCTTAAGTTCCTGTTTGACCTGTTACAGATGGATATATACCAGGAAACAGCCAAAGATTGCGCTAAAGCCTTTAAACGCAACAAGAGCCAAAACTATCCACTGATAGAAGAAGCTATAAGGGAGGTAGAACCACCTGAGAGATTAAACACAAGGCTACCCATCCCACCACCAAAGCCAATATGTATTGTAGTTCCAATGAAGGTAACAAAACCGAAAGTTAAACCATTGGTACATGCGATAAAAAACCAGTTAGAATTGGCATTCCCACAAAAAAACCGCCAAGTTTCCAAGGCGGCTGTTTAAAACAAGTACGATTTACTTACGCTTCAATTAATGTTTTGATTTGCGCACCAGTTTGTGTAACGTACAAGGTACGTGATACCCATTGGTTGTTGCTGTGAAACTGAACATACACAAATCCATTGGCGATAATGCCCGCAGGGTTTTGAGTAGCAGTACCGGCGTAGTCACCATAGTCAACAATAGTTGAACACATGCGGTAACGGGCTAATGAAGGTGATTGTGCCGTGTACTGAACAGGAGTAGCAGCATCGCTACCTACTTGGGTTAAAAGAATGCTTTGTTGTGCCATTTTGCTTTAATTTTGCTTATTAAACATTTTGTTAATTGAACCAAAGGTAGGCGAAAAACATAAACTAATCTCTTATCTTTGAATCAGCGAAATGAACAACAATAGGACACTAAACACAAAATATTCCCACAGCCACTTTCCGATTGTTGAAGTTCGTTTCGCAGATTAATTTCTCATCTTGTGGTTGTGGGTCTTTTTTTACTATGCTGATAGTAATGGCAGTTCATGATACGGAAGAAAATAGTAGGTCAAAATACACCAAAGAGTGCCTTGGCTCACTATTGGATACAGTTGATTTTGGGAAACATAGAATTATAATTTCAGACAATGGGTCATGCCAAGAAACTCATGAGATTTATCGTGGTTTTTTATCAAGGTCAAATTATAATGAAAACATCAAGTTTAACTTTAATATTGATAATTTAGGAACTGCCAAGGCTGTTAATTTAGGGTTAAGGACACGATTATATAATGAAGTTTGCACCAAGTGTGATAATGATATAGTTGTACATCAATCAGGATGGGTTGAGGAATTGGAACAGGTGTTCATTGATAATCCTGAAATAGGAATATGTGGACTTAAACGTGATGATGTATATGGCGACTTTACTAAAAATGGCAAATTGCTAATGTCTGATGATGTAATGGGAACCTGTACGGCCTTAAACCCACGCTTATTAGACGCTATAGGATACTACAATCAATTTTCGGTGTATGGGTATGACGATGTCATATTCTCTGCAAGATCGCTTGCTGCGGGCTTTAAAAACTGCTTCTTGCCACACATCAAAATAACTCATTTAGATGAAGGTGGCACAGAGTACACAGAATGGAAGAAACAGGAAGCACAGCAGTACTTACAGGAAGTTGGATTGTTGTGTGACGCTTATAGGCAGGGAAAAGCACCAATCTATTATGATGGAGGATTTGGCAAATGAAAGTAAAACTACTCACAGTATTCACCGACCCTAACGTATATGGGTTGCATCAACTTAAAAAGTCATTGGACAAGTTTGGTTGGTACTATGACTTTATCCAGGCACCCCAATGGAAAGGGTTTGGCACCAAACTAATATCAGTATATGATTACCTGCAAACATCTGATATAGATGCTTTTTTCTTTGCTGATGCTTATGATGTGGTAGCATTGGGTTCAATGGGTGAAGCATTGTCAAAGCTGGACATAAATAAAATCACATTCAGCTCAGAGAAGAACTGCTGGCCGGATAGTAACCTTGAAAAGTACTACGAACCAATTACCCAAGGTGGTTTTAACTATTTGAACAGCGGATTATACTTTGCACCAAAGGAACTGTTCATGAATCTGTTTTACATTGATGCTCCAATGTATAGCTCAGATGACCAACTTTGGGCGACCCATATGTACTTATTCAACGAAAAAAGCAACATTGTACTGGATACTAAACAAAGCGTATTTAATAGCCATAGCTTTATCGCAGAAGGTGAATATGGATATGAGAATGGAAGAGTACAGATAAATGGTGAGCAGCCTGTACTGTTGCATTTAAATGGTCGCACTCAAGACCCTAAATTGGAGGAACTACTATGACATTAAAAGAACTTACAGAGGGATGGGTTGATACTCCTGAATGGCATGAAAAGGTTAACAACGAGTTGATTGAACGTGTAAACTCTTGTCAGTATTTGAAAGAACACAGAGATTTTGTTGAGCAAAATGCTTTTGGGTTTGGTGAACGTTCTTTTCATTGGTTTTGGCACGAATTGATTAAGGAAATGCCTGAATACTTTACATTTTTAGAAATAGGAATTTTTCGTGGTGCTTCGTTGTCATTAATCGAATTGATATCGAACGAACAAAATAAAACATGCTCAAGAAGCGGTGTAAGCCCTTTAGATAGTACAGATGGTCATTGGGAATCAGATTACGAAAAGGATATACGAACCATTCATTCAAGGTTTAACATTAATCAATGTTATTGCATTTTTAAAGGATTGAGCACAGATAATAGATTTATGAGATGTGCTTATGATGGGTCACCATACGACATAGTTTACATTGACGGAGGGCATACCTATGAGGTTATTACAAGCGATTTAAGACACTATCCTAATATGGTTAATGTTGGTGGCTATCTTGTTGTGGATGATGCCTGCAACGATCTACACATGCCTTGGGGCTTCTTCCAAGGAATAGATGCTGTAACCCAAGCAGTGAAAGAATGGGAGAATCCAAATTTCGAGTTTCAATTTAACGTTGTTCATTTAAGAGTATACAAAAGAGTAGCATGAAGAAAGTATTACACATAACACAATATCCTGATGATGGGACTGCATTTTACAGGAGTACACCATTGAAGTACATTGATGGTAAAGACATATCAGTAACATTCCAACCATTGATGGGGCAGATAGCATGGAACACGTTTGTTGGCTATACTCACCTGTTATTAACACGCCCATCAAGTCACAATGATTTAGCCATGATAAGGTTGGCAAAAGATTGCGGTTTAAAGGTCATTTCAGACTACGACGACGACGTTTTGCACGTTGACCAGTATAATCCTACATTTCACATTTACGAGAGCGCCAAGGGGCTTATTTTGGACTGCTTGTTATTTAGTGATGAGATATGGGTAACAACTGCAGGACTTAAGAAATCATTTGGCATGTACAATCAAAACATACATGTAATACCGAATGCTCATAATGACTACCTATTCAAAGCAAAATACAAAAAGCCGTTCAATGCTAATACTAAAAAAGCATTTTGGAGAGGCGGTGGAAGCCATCAGGCAGATGTGTACGAGGTTGCGGACTATTTGGTAAAAACAATCAATGATAATCAAGATTGGGAATTCCAGTTCATTGGCGAAAGGTTTGTGTATTTGGAGCAAAGATGTGGCGCTAACTATCAACCAGTATCACAAATGTCATTGATGCAGTATTTCAAATACCTATACTCACAAAATCCAAATGTGATGTTTGCGCCACTCAGCAACACGAAGTTCAACCAAAGCAAAAGCAACATATCATGGATTGAGGCCACATATGCAGGTTCTGCTTTTTTCGGGAACTGTGAATTGAATGAGTTTAATCAAGAGGGGACATTGCCATTATCTCTATTATCAGAATATCCATCTAAAGAGGGAAGATTGGATATAATGAAAAATGCAAATGAAATATCATGGGCAAATATTCATGATAATTTATTGCTATCAAGAATTAACGAACTAAGAAAAGAAAGGATACTATCATGAAGTTATTGAATGGCAAAATAGGCGTTAAGTTTGATGAAAGTCATAATAAGACACTAACCAAAGGACTAAATGACCTTGATATAGTAAGGGCTGATCTGTGGATAAACCGGGAAGATGACGGTGAACAAAGCTCAAAATATAATGAGAACCTTAATTACCTTGAAACAAAGCCCCAAATAGCCTCTGTAACGATTACATCTGCATCGTGTGACTATAAGGTTGGAGACAAGATATTTCTTCATTACATGGCCTATGAGACAGCAGAATTGACAGAATATGGGTGGATTGTAGACACAGACTTTATTTTATTTCAAATAATGCCTGATAATACATTCAAAATGGTTGATGGCGCTTATTTAGGAGAACAATTGCTAACAGACGAGGTAATCACTGAAACCGGCATTTATTTAAGCGGAGGAAAGAAAGAGGGTCTTAAAGTGAAAATAACCCATGTGCCAGATAATAACTTAATTAGTATCGGCGAGACAGTTGTTACAGTTGACGACAAACAGTACGAACTTAACTATTGGGGTAAGAAATACATTAAACTGGTTGAAAACGAAATTGTAGGAGTGTTAATATAATGCCAAGGAAAGCTGGATTCTGGATCAAGAAAGACGGTAAGATTGCTGTCGACACAAGTATGGACAAAAAGCTTAAGGAAAAGGAAGAAAGACTTAAGTTCAATGCCATGGCTACACCAAAAACCAGGCAAACCTATAGTATCCGTGGCAAGGGTCAAAAGTTCTTACGTGAAGTCCATATTCCTACCCTAAACAAGAAAATCAGAAACCTATGGGTATACCTGCACCTTTGGAAGAAACATGTGTTGACGGTGGAAGCAAAAGCCAATGAGCAGGTAAAAGAAGTAAAACGGAGGGAAAGGGCTCATAGGCGAGTAGTTTTTGCCAGAAAAGAACGTACAGTAAGGAAAAAGGCTATTAGATGTGCTTCTGCTATGGAGCGTGGTAAGGTATCAAAGTATGCCTTAAACAACAGGGTAAAGTACTATGGGCACTTTTACATGATTATAGTTGATAGATTCTTAGAACAGAAAAACATTAAAAAAGAGTTTTTCAATTTGCTCATGGTTTCCACCTATCAAAAGATAGTTGAACCACATATTTACTACATGTGGTCAGTGGTTGGGAGCGAGGACACATCAAAGGTGCGAACCAAATATTTATGTAATAAAGGATGGCTTCAAAGGTTATCAGGTAAAAGAGGTAAATTTGTTTTAACACTAAAAGCATTGAACTTTATACAGGAGTTTGATGATTTCTACGACCAGGAAGCAAAGAAACAATCAGATATAGTAAAGAATGCAAAGCGAAACAAAAACAGCGATACAAAAACTCTTAAAGTCAGTAGAAGGCGTAATAGAATTGCAGACGAAAAACCTACTGGACTATGCTGAGGGAAAAGTACCTGAAGTGCAGGTTGATCCAAAAGCATGGGAAATAACATTAAAAATAGCCAAAGACTTACCTAACTTGCAGATGCTGGATAAGGTTCTGAATGGTGAGATTATTTTGCCTGAGCCAAAGGAAGAAGAACAGGCACCAACAGAGGCAATAGTAAAACCTATTTCTGATGCTAATCCATTTGAATCAAGAAGTGCAGCAATAAAAGAAAAGCTGAATGGCACCACCCATAAGTAGACAGAGAAGTTTTGAGATAGAAGTACAGGGGCTACTTTACAAAACTGGAATATGCCCACCTCTTGAAGAAATAAGAGGCTATGAGTTACCTGTTAAAGACCAAGTATGGTTCAGGGATTTAACATATGAAAAGTGGGATTGGAATGATGATCCTAAAAAAGGGCCACTATGGTTTAATGTAGCCAGTCAGGAACAACTTGACTGGTTTGATGCTGAAATAGAGCGACTACACGTAGGAGCATGGCACATGATAAGAGGTGTGCCGACATACTTCAATAAATATGCTCACTTCTTTCACCAATGGTTCTGTCTTGACATTGGTATTTACCCGATATTTAAGGAAACATCATTAGAATACTTCAGGTTCTTTGAACTGTGCGAACAAGATCCATTCTGTTTAGGTGACATTGGTATTAAGGGTAGACGTTTGGGCTTATCATCAATGTCTGCTTCTATTAAGCTGTTGATTGCTATTCTCGAAAGCAATACCATTCAGGGTATAGTATCAAAGACGGGTACAGATGCTCAGGAAATGTACTTCTTTATTAAGAACGCTCTTGAAAAGCTACCACCGTTCTTGATGCCAGACCTGAACAAGGTTACGGAGGGCGAAATACACATCGCCAAGCCATCCAAAAAAATCAGCACAAACAACACCAAGGCCAGCGGAGATAAGGGCAAGAACAACCGTATTAACTGGCTTGATACGTCAGAGAATGCTTATGATGGTCGTAGGGTAAGGCATGTTACCATTGACGAGGCTGGAAAGTGGAAGAAATATAATGTACAGAAGTGTTTAACCCGTATCAGTGATACACTTGTAGTAGGTGCTGTAATAGGTGGACACGTATCTGTGTTTACTACTGTAAATAAAGGTGAAGAAGGTGGCGATAACTTTAAGAACATTTGGGATGGTTCTGATCATATTAATGGCAAGAAAGACAAATTCGGTCGGACACAAACCAAACTCAAACGGTTCTTTATACCAGCCTATAGAGGCTTTTTAGGCTATGTAGGTAAGTATGGCGAATCTATAGTCGAAAACCCAACAAAAGAGCAGACAGAGTTCTTAAAGAAGTTTGTAGACCCTGCTACAGGATTAGGGTGTCCTGATCCATACATCGGCGCTAAACAATATCTGGAAGAGAACAGAAAGATGTTGGAGGATGACCCGGAAATGCTATTGGAGGAAATACTTAAAAATCCATTCACATGGAAAGAGGTATTCAAAGGTGCTAATAACCGCTGCAATTTCAGACTTGACGACTTAAACAACCAAATAGCAAAAGTTGAAGAAGAACTAAGGGCTATGGGCTTGAAAGAAATGGGTCGCCGAGGGGTATTTAAAAAACATGATAGCGGTGAAAAATACTTTGAAGACCACAAAGAGGGGATGTGGTATATTATGGAGTTCATTGATGAGAACAACAGGTCAACATACCAAGGAAGCATTAAATGCCCCAATAACGCTATTTATGGCGCTGCGGGCTTAGATACATACGCCAACGCTAAGGCCACTGTTGACCCAGGTTCAGATGCTTGCTGTATCATCCATAAGAGATATGATGCGCTAAACCCTGACAATTCCAATATGCCTATTGCCATGTTCATTGGCAGGCCACCTAAAAAAGAAGAGTTCCACGATCAAATATTTTGGGGGTTAGAATACTTTGGGGTTAAGTTACTGGCCGAACGTTCACCTACAGACTGGGAAGACTATGCCACTAAAAGAATGCTGGCATCTGACATTGAACAGGAAAAGAAGCATGGGTATTTAATCACCACCAAAAGAGCCAATGGTTCAGAGGTATATGGCATAGCACCACAGGATAAAGAGGCAAGAGAGCAGCATTTGACAGAAATGAAGGAATATGCCTACAATAACATGCACAAAATTAAGTTCTTGAGGTTGCTGAAGGAAATGGTTAAGTTCGATATTGATGAAAGGACTGATTATGATGCTTGTATGGCATGGGGCTATTCATTGATGGGATTGAAGGGCTATCAACCAATAGCCAAAGTAGAACCTAAAGTTAGGCAATTCATGAAGATCAAGCGAAGTAAGCAATATCATTAAAAGAATATCAAACTTAAATTAACTTTGTGATTAAATAAAATGCTATGGCTCTGAACGGTATTACCAATCTCCCCAATATTTTAAGCACTGATACAGACAAAGACAAAGAAAGCTTTGGATTAAAGCTTATGCAGGGGGCTTTTGATAATTGGAATACCGGATACAACGGCGAAACAAGATATGGCCGTAAGACCCGATTTGACTACAACAGGGCATTTGCTATGGGCAGACAGCCAATGCAAGAATATAAAGATATCCTTGATTTAGACGGCGAGAATAGCGTTATTCAGCTTATCTATGAACCACTACCAATAGCAATTCCTTTCTTAAACAGGCTAAAAGACCGTTACAATCAGCGGGAAGAAAAAATTAGTTGTACCTCAATTGATCCATTCAGTGCTGAAAAGAAGAAAAATGCCAAAGATAACGCCCTATTCAAACTCAACGAAAAAGATAAAATCCAGGCGCTTCAACAGGAATCAGGAGCAGAAATAGAACAATATTCTGATGATGACCCACAAAGCGAATCAGAGATTGAAATCATGTTCGGCTACAAGTACCGTATTCCTGAAGAAATCATCATGCAGGAGTTGATTAACATAGTGTTCTATGATAATGACTTCACAGGCGTGATTAAAGACCGCCTGATGGATGATTTGATTAACTGTGGATATGCAGGCACTAAGGTGTACATCGATGCCACAGGAAGGATTAAAATACGTCCTATACGCCCTGAGAACTTAATAACAAGCTTTACAGAATGGAATGACTTTAGAGATTGGCAATACATAGGCGAAGTGTATTACATGAGTATTGCTGAGATAAGACTAAAGTACCCCAATAAGATTGATGAGCAAAGGCTATGGGAACTGGCACAGACATTTACCGGCAAATACGGAAATCCTAATGACTTCAATTACGGATGGAATAGTTTGTACTATACAGCCCTTGCAAGACCTTATGACAGTTTCAGGGTAGAAGTTATCGAATTGGAATTAAAAACGCTCTACAGCCTTAAATATAAGACAGGTACAGATAGATTTGGCAAGGAAACATTGGATAAGGTAAAAACCATTACTGACCCTAAAAACAGCATAGAAAGCAACCCGTATTACGTTTCATATACCGGTGTAATGATAGCCGATACAGAATATGTGTTGGAGTGGGGTCTATCAAAGAACATGGTTAAGCCTAAAGACAATTTACAAGAAATAATCAGTTCTTACGCCATATATATGTATAACAACAATCAAATGGTGAATAAGCCAATGATTGAAACCATGATTCCATCTATCAAGAAAATGCAGTTGATAGACCTTAAACAACAAAACATCATTGCTGCAGCTATGCCCGATGGTTACGATGTGGATATATCAACCATGAGTGATGTGGACATTGGTTTAGGGGAGGGTGCTTTAAGCCCTTTTGAACTGTACAAAATCAAAAAGCAAACGGGTATTGGGTTCTACAAACGTATTGATGATGGAGGCTTAGACCAAAGGAGAGAGCCAATAACGGCTAACAACGTTCCATTCTCAGGAAAGCTTGAACAATTGCGTAATGAATGGAATGCGGAGTTTGATACATTGATGCGTATAACTGGCTCTAACAACCTTGAATCAGGCGAGATAACCAATCAGGCCGTTAGTCAACAGGTGGTTAAACAAGCTAAACAAACTGGCGAAAGCTCATCTAACTACCTATACAACTCATTCCTGAACATTATGCAAAGAAGTGCTAAGTTGGCACAATTAAGAGGATGGGATATATTGGTGTTTGGTAAGAAATTCGGGAAGACATTTTATGATGGGTATAGGAAAGCGTTGGGTGCTGAAAAGATTGAATATATCAAGGTTGAGGCAACAGATGACTTTGAACGTACGAACTTTGATGTACAGATCAAAACAATAATTGACGATCAGGCACAGCAATTCTTAGAAGCAAATATAGGTCAGGCATTGGGTCAGAAAGAGATTACATTGGCAGATGCAATAGATGTAAGGAAACTGGCTACAATAGATGTAGACTATGCCTCCTACATGTTGGCATCACGGATAGCTAAACGTCAAAGAGAAGCGCAGCAGATGGCGGCACAGAACTCACAGGACAACACTCAAGCAGCCATTGCTGCAGCAAAAGCCAAGTCGCAGGGCGATATTGATTTGGAAAATCTGAAAGCCAATAACAAGCTAAAAGAAATAGAACTTCAATCAGAAAAAGACAAGGAGAAAGAGATATTGAAGTCTGTGAACCTGATTAAAGCTGAGATAGCTAAGTCAATGTTGGCACAGCCAGGAGCATCATGGCAGCAATTACCAGCGCCTATTCTTGATGGTATGGGCATAGTTGACCAGAGTGAAAAACAAATTATGGTTAACTCCATTCATCAAAAGCAAGAAGAAATGGCTGCACAGCAACAAGCAGAGCAGATAGCACAACAGCAACAAGAGGCAGCAGCCCAACAACAAGCTATGCAACAAATGCAGCCGCAAGAACAGCAAGCAGCATAAAAAAGTTAAAAAGGAAGTTTTACTTTTATACCAACATTAAACAAACAAAAAATTAATATGGGTACAGGATACATGGGTATGGATGAAACCCCGGTAGTTGAGCATGATACCACTCAAACCGAAACTACTCCACAGGCAGAAGCAACTGCCCAAAACGAACCAGTAACAACCACTACAACTACTGAACCAGCGGCTACTACAGAGCCTGAAAAGATCGTAGTAACCGAACCAGAGCCAAGGGTTATTGAGAAAGTAGTTGAGAAGATTGTAGAAAAATATCCTGAGTTCAAGGATGAACGGGCTAAAGACCTTTACGAACGCTATGTAAATGGCGACATTGATAGCATTCATGACTACCTATCAGAAATCAAGCGTAACTATGACACCATGAGCGACCTTGATGTGGTAAGGATGTCACTAAAGAAAGACAACCCAACATGGACTGATAAAGACATTGAACTTGAAATCAGAACAGCATACGGCAAACAGTTAGAGGTATATGACCTTGACAGTATTGACAAAGACCTTGACCCGGAGGGTTACAAAGAAGCATTAGCCCACAATGAACGTGCAGAAGAGAACCTATTAAGGTTACAGAGAGGTGCAAGGGACAGCAGGGTTAAACTCAAAGAACAGCAAAAAACCATAGAATTACCCAAAATAACAAAAGAAGAACCGGTTGCACAGACTGCAGGAAGAACCCAGGAAGAGATTGACGAATCTAACCGTAAATGGGCAGAAGATGCAGAAACAAGCGTACCAAACATCACAGACTTTAAATTCCAAATTGGTGACGACAAAAAACCCGAGGAAGCGGTTTTCACAGTTACCCCCGAAGATAAAGCTGAATTGGTGGAAAGTATGAAAAAGTGGAACGGTGCAGACTTCATGAAAGAGCGTGGCTGGACTAACGAAGATGGTACATTCAATCACTTAAAGATTGCCGAGGATGTGTATGCTTTAAGGAACTTGAATAAGATTGTAAAATCGGTAAGTACCCGTAGTAAAAACGCCACTATCAAAGAGGTCATTGCTTCAGACATTAAAAACATCGACCTGTCAAACAACAGGGCAGAGACGGTAGATACGTCATCTAAGCAAGATGTGGGTGATTTGATTTGGTCATAACCAAACATTAACGACTTTAAAAAACTAAAGAAATGGCAATAACTACACCATTAGCAACACCAGCTAATTACTCCGACCCAAGTATCACCAGATTTGGTCTGATTAGCGGACTTAACATTGTAACAGTAGCACCTTACAACAAATTCATTGAAACAAGGAACTTTGTGCCTTATGTATTGGTGAATGAATTGGCCGGTAACATTGAGAAAACTGACCACAAACAGTTCTTATGGTATCAGAACAGGGGTGCATTCATGGGCTTTGTTACATCTGCAGCAGCAGTAACCGTAGCAAACTCTGCATCAGCAACCATTACTGTGGGTTCAGGAGGTTATACCCAGTCAGGCACCAAATCATTACCTGCTGTAGGTATGATCTTTTATAACTCCCGTACAGGCGTTAACAGCCGTGTAACAGCGACAAATACCTCAACCCCTAACGCACACACCTTTTCAATTACCCCGGTTGTAACAGGCCAGAATGCCTCTACATTGGCAGGGGATGAATTGTTAGGTCGTGGGTTCGTTTATCTTGGTGAGCAGTCGGATAAAACAGCCACTATCATCAGGAACATTGACAAATACAGCAACTATTGCACCGAGATCCGTAAGGACACCACTATCGGTGATTTGGCTGCTGCTGAAAAGGTCGATTTCCAAATCAATGGTCAGTATTCATTCACCTATAAACAGAAACAGGATGATGACTTGGCGCTGTTGTTAGAGCGTGAGTACCTAATCATGGAAGGAACACAAACAAGCAACCTGCCATACACCGAAGAAGGTTCTAATGGTGTTATCAAACAGGTTCAGGCCAACGGTATTAATGGTACGTACAACACATGGGGTGTAACAACAACATTCGCTCAGTTGGAACGTGCTTTGTCATCAATTGGTGCGCCAAAAGAATACGATATTTTGGCCGATAACCAATCTTACATTGAAATGCAAAACTCAATCTTCACCGAAATCAACAACGGTGCTATTGTTTATGCTGATAACGCCGGCAAACGTGGAGGTATGGATATTTCAAGGGACTTCGATTCATTGAAAATCTACAAACGCAAATACAACTTCACCAACTACCAGTTGTTCGATGAGCAGGCAATGTACAGTTCAAGTGGCTTAGGTCAGCGTTACCGTTTTATGTTAGGTATTCCTGTAGGTAATACATCAGGTACTACTGAGCGTGGAACTACTGTAACTGTGCCACGTTTGACTATCATGTACCAAACACCATTCGGTGGCAACAAATGGCACATGGCTGATACCGGCTTATTCGCTGACACTCCAACCTCAACCAAAGCTGAAAAGGTAATGACTACCATAGGCTATTGGGGTAGCAGGTTGGCAGGTGCTCAACAGTACTTCATAATGCAAGGCCAGTAAGCAATAGCTTAAGGCAAACAATAAAAGCCCGTAGCAATTCAGTTACGGGCTTATTTCTTAATCAAGTTGATTAATTCTACAAAATCAATAAACAATAATGGAACAACAAACACGCAGGGGCAACCCTAACTTCGGCCAAAAAAAGGCAGAAACAAACTCACAAGCATTGGAGCAGGCGTTTCAACCAAAACCAGTCAACAAGCCTAAAAACTACACAGGCAAGTACGATCCCAAGAAACGCTATCAATTTAAACTGGTAGAAACACACGAAAAGGCTAAACCAAGGGATAAAGACACCAATGAGATATTGGATAACCCTTACCCACCAATCTACATGATTACCAACAATGGCGTAGGTAGAAACCCTAAAACGGGTGAAGTTGAGAACTGGCGGTACATATTTGGGTTCAATTCTATTTGGGTATCTGATCAGACAAAACCTGAGCCATCAAAAGCACAACTGGAAAACCCTAAAAACTTCATTGAGTTCAGGAATGGTTCGTTGTTTGTTAGCGGTGTAAATTCAGCATTGTTAGATGCCTTGATGATTCAGGAAATCTATGATAAATGTGAAAGTCCGTTGGAGGAAAAGAAAAAGGTTTATACCTTGATTAACGAGGATGACCAGCGCAGGGTTATCAGGGAGAATGCTGATATGGCATACCTTGCAGAGAAAGCGGCTCGTGAGGCAACACTGGCTGAAATGATACCTATTGCATCAGCGTTCGGTATTGATGTGGATGATCCGGAGGAAAACGAGGACAGGATCAGGACAGAGTTCATCTTTAAGGCTAAGACAATGCCAGAGCAGTTCAGTAAGCAGTTTGTCAACCCTAAGAACAAGTACGTGTACAACTTCACACAGGCTTTGAGAGAGGGTATTATATCTTCTGACATGATACCAGGCAAAGTCGTTTTGGTGGGCACAGGGAAGGTATATTGCGAAATTAAAGAAGGGGATGTGGCCGAGCAACTGGCACAGATGCTAATATTGCGCAACAGTGAGGTGATAAGCTTATACAGCGCATTGGAGAATATTGCACAAGGGGATTAATTGATTTGTGTTTTATCCATGTTTAGTGTTGACCGTACATCTTAATTGGTGTGCGGTTTTTTATTTATCTTTGAATATGGCTACGATAGATGATGTATATTCTTTAACCAAGTACAGGGCTAACAAAAGCGGGTATAGTGGCACTATTTCGCCAAATGACTTTAATTTATTGTTCCCAAGGGCATCTATTCGGTATTACAATAAGGAATATGCACGTTATGCCTCTACAAAAATCGTAGGGGATTCCTTATCAAGATTCATTTCATTGCCTACTGCTATTACAATTGACAGTAATGGACAGTACACATTCCCGGCAGATATGTTCCATGTTGTAGCGTTAACACACAATTACAATGGCGCTCAGGTTGAGATAACAGAAGTCTATGGAGATAGGTTGGCAAATAACCTGTCAAGCGACTATGATGCTCCTAACGAAGAGTTTCCTATTTACACCCAATATGAGGCTGCTCTACAGTTTTATCCAACCAACCTTGGTACAGCTAACCTAATCTATTTAAAACGTCCTGTAAAGGCTGTATGGGGCTATACATTAGTGTCGGGTAGGCCGGTATATAATCCAGCAACATCTGTTGATCCAGAATGGAATGATATAGATATCGACAACATCATATTCATGGTCTTGTCGGATATAGGAATTAATATTCGCGATCAGGAATTGGAAGCATTTGCCATTACTCAATCTAAATTAAACGTATAAAGATGCCAATCACAAGTTATCGAAATATTGCGGAGAAGATACTAACCACATATGCACGTGGGATTAGGAGCGACGATGAAGATTTCTCCTTACGGCATGTAGCCCAACTTGTGAGCGAGGAAATGGCTGCTATGGCACACCAAAACGCCATAGAGAACAGCAACTGGGGAGAAACGACATATACGAATGACACTTTCATAACTACATTCAAAAATATTACAATATTAACTGATAGTGACCATAGGAAATACATACCATTACCATCATTGCCAACAGCACTACCCAATAACCAGGAAATAGAAAAGGTGTGGCCTGTAGTGGGTAATACATTCACCAAGCCAACTAAGGTTGAGATAGTACCCATGAATAGCCGTAGCACCTTTGCACAGGGATTGTTACCAGCAATGAGAGGCTTTTTGTTGTATTATGTTGAGGGCGTCAACCTGTACTTTTACGATCCTGACAGGGTTAGGTTTGGGGCAGTAAATGTAAATATGGTTGGTGCTATGCCTGATGGAGAGTTGTTAGATGCACCATTGACATTGCCTAAGAACTATGAAGGGGTACTATCACAAAAAGTAATAGCAAGGTTATTGCAGACAGCCAACAGGCCAAAAGATGTTTTGAATGATTCACAATCAATACCCTCTTAATTATGCAAACGAGTTTAAGAAAGATATGCGCACAATTTTTGGATAGTAGTGATACTTCATCTCATCAGTACCGCCGAGTATACAATCTTGCCGTGAGGGGATATGAGAACGAATTTAATTTAGATATCTGCGGTTATCTGAAGACCGAACTACTGGATGTAATGCCCAACAAAACAGTGCCACTCCCATGTGGGTATCTGAACTACTCCAAAATAGGCATAGTTAATGGCGCAGGAGAGTTTGTAACGCTTAAAAGGAATGACCAGTTGAGCGGCTATCACGCTGCTTACTACAACAATGTAGAACGTAACGCAGGTGTACCAACTATCAATTCATTCGGCACACCATTCGGACTAAACAACCAGTCATATAACAACCTTTACTATTTTAACTTTTGGAACTTAGGTACAAGCTTCAATCTATATGGTTTAGACAGCGGTACAGCCACTGTTGGTACGTATAAAATAGAATTGGGTGAAAACCTTATCATACTTAATCCAGAATTTAAATACCCTCAAATCCTCTTAGAATACCTCACAGATGGGTATGATGAAAACGAGGATGATTACTACATTGATTCAAGGGCAGCAGAAGCAATGCTTGCTTGGATAAGATGGCAAAATGCCATTGATCAGCCAAAGAAGTTTAGCATAAGTTGGGTTACTAAATATGAGAGAAGTTTCTATAATGAGAAACGTAAATCAAAAATGAGGATCAATAACTTTAATCTTGCTGAAATGAATGACATAATCAGACGTGGTACTAAGCTCGTGGCTAAGTCATAACAAAAAAGAATACCGAAATATCAAAAACATTTTCTATAATTGTACCAATCAATGTGTCGTAGATAAAAGTGTTACTTCGTTTGGTGAAAATTACACACTTAGTCGCTTGTTACCATTGATTAAACGCACTGATAGTTTAACGGTAAAACAGCGGTCTCCAAAACCGAAGTTATGGGTTCGAATCCCTGAGGTGTGCAACATCATATATAGACAATCAAACTGATGATTAGCGCCAGGTACGGGATCGGTATCAAACAAACATTAGCCCGGGTGTAAATTGCCCGGGCATTATTAAACGAAAATGAAAAGAATATTAAACATAGAGCAACCGCAACCAATCGACATTATAGTCGGGTAGGTTTGCATTGCCAAAAACATTGAGCCTCTTGACTAATAATCAAGGGGCTTTTTTTATTTCTTGTTGCGATCCGTTGGTGTGGTTACCTCACTTGGAATGAGGGTTATCGCAGGTTCAAATCCTGTCAACAAGACCATTTATATTTTGCCGTGGTGTAAAGGCTAACATAACTGAATTTGGATCAGTTGATATAGGTTCGATTCCTTTCGGCAAAACGAGGCGGTTGGCAAGCGGTTAAGCCATCACACTTTCAATGTGGTCATCGCGGGTTCGAATCCCGTTCGCCTTACTTTATTTTAAACCACCTTTGTAAATAAATTATCTTTGTTCATGCACATAGATGATTTAAAGTATTTCTATGCCGGAGGTATGGACACCGATTCGGCTCCTGAATTCATAAGCAAGGAAGACTGGGTAACTGCATTTAACGGGAGGGTAATCGGAACTACAGGCTCTGAATTTGGCTATGTAACCAATCCTGAAAGCAATTCCTTAATAGCAGGTGAACGTGCAACAGGTATCAATAAAGGCATAGGAGGCAGAGCATTTGAAGATATTCGCCAAATCCTCATGTTCATATATAACTCAGCAGGGTTTCATCAGATAGCAGTATATAATGCTGATACCAAAACACAGCAAATCATCTACACTGACAAAACAGACAGTGGTGGCATACAGTTACTCAATTTAGACCCACAATACTATGTGCAGTGTATTCTTATCAACAGTAACTATCCAATATGGGCAGATGGCAAAAATGAGATAGGTTATACCAACCTAACGAAACTTGCAAATGGAGATTATGGTACAGTATTGGCAGAAGATCTGTCGTTGATAAAGCCTCAAAACTTAATCCCCATAACCGCAAGTTATATCGATGATACCGGCAAAGCATCAAACTTTGTTAAAGGTAAGTTATTCCAGTTCACCTCACAGTACATCAATGATGACTTTAACTACAGCACATGGGGAACATGGAGTAAGCGAATCATTCCACCACAGGAAAGTACACCTGCTGTAGGGACAGATGTATCGCAGAACAATTGTATTGTTGTATCAGTCAATATAGGCTCTATACGAGCCACACAGCTAAACATTGCTTGCCGGTATGGACTATTCGACTTCAACATCATAAAAACGGTTGACAGGTCTTATATCGTGGCATTGCCCAATACTGCAGTCGATATTTCAATGGAGATATATGAGGCGTATGACCCAACTACCAACCTATATTCATTCTGCTTTTATAACGAAAGTTTAACCATACCGGTAGTACCAACAGAAACAGACTTATTTGCAGACTATTTATGGCCTGCTACAGCCATTGAAAAGATCAACGGCAACATAGTAGCCATTGGCGATTTAAAGGTGGGCTATGACCGCCCTACAACGCCTGTGACCATTGCTGCGGTAGGGTATGATCCTAACTTGACAGTGCCTGATGATTCCAATCCTGATCCGCTAAGAGTAAGTTATACTTTTCCTGGTGCTGTGGGTAGTGGATTAGGTAACCATAGGCGATATATCCAAGTTAACTTTTTGGGATTGCCCAAAGAAAACGACATTATCACCATTACCATGTATGATATTCGCAATGCAGGAAGCACATTAACCTATACATACGTAGTTCCAGCAGCCGATGAAGATCATTTATTGGATACCATAGGGCATTTGTCAGCCACCATTCCTGATTCATCATATAGACAAGATACAACAAGCCCACAGGTAGTATTGGGCATTAATGGCCCACCTTACTTTCAATTACAAAGTGCAACAATAACTCTATATAACGCGGGGGCATCAGTATCTAAATCGATACATGCTGTACTTGACAATTCGAGTTATCAACTGGCATTAGAGTATAGGGATAAATACGGCAGACCATTCCCATTAGAAACAAACAACCAGTTTATTGTAAATACCCCATCATTTGCTCAGTTATTTGGACAGGCAGTTGGTATCTCATGGACTATAACTGATCCTGTAGCCCCAGTGGGTGCGGTAGATTATCAATGGCTCATGACTAAAAACAGTACGGTTACCAATTTACTTGATGTGTTTGGCAATCTGATTGATTATAAAGGTGGTTGGAATGCCCACACAAATACTCCATTTTTAGCAGCCAACACAGGAACTGTTGGAGATGCCTATCAAATAACAGCACCAAATTCACCTTCAGATACGCCACAGGTTAACTTAGGTAACGGCACACTATCTTTTAATACAGGAGACTATGTGGTATACAATGGGAAATCGTGGGATATAGTGCCAAAGACATTTGCTGACTTAGCATCGAGTAATGTGCTGGCAGTGAAGATAAACCCATTGTCACTATTTAATGATAGATATTCTAATAATGGTGTTGATACTGTATTAACTTATGACTTTGTTCCAGGTGACAGGTGCACATTCCACTATTATGTTGATCCGGTAACACCAACTGCTGAAAACTATCTTAACAACCCGTGTATAGATGTTGATGTGTTTGGATATGACCCTACTTCTTTCCTGTTGAAGATTCAAAAAGCATCAGCAATTGATCCTGCCACCTTAAGTGGAAAGAATATCTTTTTAAGATTATATAGCCCAAACACACAGCAATCAACCTCTACAGCCACAAGTGATAATACTACAGTATGGTATGAAATAGGAGAACGTTTTACCATAACTGATGGCAACCACGACACTTTACAAGGAAGGATCACAGATGGAGACGTATACTTCAAAACAAGGTCATATAGTGGCGCTGTAGACCCGAACGTTAATTATGACATACTTGCCACTGACTTTAATTTTAGTGACTTCTACGTGTCTAATTTTACGTCCTATGGCAGACCAAGGAGTTACTACGATATACTGGAAAAGACAGAACAAAAAGCCAGTATAATTTACAGTCAAAACTATGTGTTAGGGAGCAGAAAAAACGGACTAAACAGATTTTATCCTGAAAATCTATATGGTGAAAGTGATGGACAAACCAGTTCAAGCTATGGTGCTATACAAGTGTTGTGGCAAAGAGGGGATTTGTTGGAAGTGTTTCAGGAAAGGAGAATTGGTTCTATACCTGTGAACAGGTCAATCATAGAAGATCAGGCGCAACAACAGCAAGTGGCTATCAGTGAAAAGTTATTAAATAACATACGGTATAGCCAAACAGCAAGTGTTGGTATAGGACTATCTAAAGAATCTTTTTGTTATAAAGACAACAATGCTTACTTTGTTGATCCGAACAGAAGTGAACCATTTAGGTATGGGTTAGATGGGATAGAATCTATCTCACGTAAAATGACTAAGTACTTCAAGGCAACGCTACAGGCGGCATATGGTCAAGGCAAAAAGCTGGTGATGTATTACAACATGTTTTATGATGAGGTAATGCTTTGTATTCAAACAGAAGGTGCAATTGTTACCTATTTCCCATTTAGTGAAAGTAACTGGAGGTTTGATGATGGATATACACTTACACCATCTAATATATTAATTGTTCAAAATGGTGCTCATTGTGTTGCTTCTTGGAATCATGCAACCGGAATGGTTACATATACGCCAACTTCTGGATATGTAGGGAGTGATACTGCCAACTTTACTATACAAACACCAACTGGGCAGACCACAAAAAAAGTTTGTTTAAACTGGACAGCAGGAGATAGCATTCCTAATGATTTTAGTTTTGCTCCATTGTTTGATGTGCCTGTATCTACAGTAGAAGTGAGTAATGCTATTTCTGTTATCGGTATTACAGTGGCTGTTCCAATAAGCATCACTGGTGGAGAATATTCAAAGAATGGAGGCGCTTATACATCATCAGCAGGAACTGTTGTCAACGGTGATAGTATACAGGTAAGACAAACAAGTTCTGCAAGCAATAGCACAACGACTACAGCAACACTAACCATATCAACAAAATCAGCTAATTTTGATGTAACAACGATATCAGGAGATGCGTACAGGGTTAATACAGCATATGGTTATACCATAACAAGCATAGTCGATGGCACAGCTACAGGAACACCAGCAGCGTTGAACCCATTGAGTTTACCTCCTAATGGAAGCATATCAGTAGCTTATACTTCAATAACAGCAGGAACAGTAGATGTGACTATTGCAGGAACGGCAGTATTTCCTAATCAGAAATTAGATTTATATGTGAATGGGGTGAATGTACAAAGGGTATCAATTCCAACAGCGGGCACTTATACATTGACATTCCCGGCAGCAACATCGCCAACACCAATATTAATAGGCATAGCACAATCATAAGAACAACATGAGTTTCACAGCAGTACAAGACACGCCAATACAGGTTAATCTATTGGAATATGGCAAAACTACCGGATGGTCAGGTGATGGTGCCATCGCTTATCACGAAGCGTGTAATCAGGGATTCGTCACATTAATTAGTTTTCCGGTTGTTGCTGGTCACACTTATAATGTAAGCTTTAGGGTTATTACATTAAGTGGTACATCGCCATTCATATTCTTGTATGCAGGAAATACGGTCGGCATGGCAAGAACTGTTCCTGGGTTCTACGTAGAAACTATTGTAGCATCTGGTACTAATCCACAAATAAAGTTTTTAGGTAACGGTACAGCATCGATAGAACAGTTTAACATTCAGGAAATAATTACCATTGATAACCAAAAGGCACAGAACACTATCTGCTATTCAGCCCTGACTAAAAAGTGGAGTGACTTCAGAACGTTTATCCCTGACTTTGGTTTCAGTTTGTTTGTTCATACGTATACCTTATATCAAGGAGACTTATATGAACATGCCAATAACAGCGATAGCCGTAATAACTTCTACGGTGTGCAGTATGACACGATATTCAAGTTTGTTGACAACAAGCAACCACAAAGTATAAAAGCGTACAACTCTATTGCATTGCAGTCTAATGAACTCATGGTTACTACAGACAATGGCATAACAAGTTCATTAGGTCAGATATCGGAGCTGTCAGATTTGGACTTTATCAAAGATGTGTTGAATGATGGAGTGACTACAGTCAATGTGAGTTCCGTGGAAGGTATATTTAGTGCTAACTTTTGGAAAGATATTAATTCGCCGGGAGGATTGATTAATGGCGATAATCTGCGAGGGAATTACTTAACTGTGGAGTTGGTTACACAAACAGGATCAGCAGTACTTCAATTGTTTAGTATTGGCGTAAATACCTCACTTTCTAAAATAGGCGTTAGATAGAATATCTATCTTTGTTAAAAACACAAGATAAAATGGAGGGAGGATTATCACCAAAAGGGGCAACTGTTCAAACACAAGTACCACCACAGCTTACACCAGTACAGAAGCAACAATGGAACCAGTTCATTGATTATCTTGACAAGACTGGCTATAAAGGTAACACAATGCTTGATGACAGAGATAAAAACTTAGGGCAGTTTCTGTTTGATAAATACCGGCACGAAACACCGGGAGTAACTATTACTTACCAAGACGTGCCGCGCATTCAGCAGGCTATGATAGACAATAGAAAAGAAGCTGTGAACCTGTACAAAACAGGGAAAGCACAATTTGATGTTAATGACGAAAGCGAAATTATGCCTAATTTAAGTGCAGTCGATGGGTGGTTAGGAAGCAAAACAAGTTCACATAAGTTCCCGGTAGCTATGGCAACAATTAATAACAAAGGGAAAGTGACCACTACCAACTACGGCACTGACATGGATAAGTACAACAAAGAACATGGCAAAACTAAATGATGGAAGCAATAGCCACTAAAATAGAACTTGCAGAGTTAATTGATGGATTAACTCCATCAGAAGAGGTTGCTGATAAACTTAACCGGTTAGATGCCATACTCATCAGGGGTGAACAGATTGATTGCCCATTGGAGCATCAGTTTGTTGATGGCATGTACATGAGGGAAAGATTTGTTCCTGCTGGCACATTGTTCACTACCTACACATGGATTCATGAGCATCCTTTCTTCCACAGCATGGGGGAACTATTGATATATGACGTTAAATCAGCCTCGTGGAGGCATCATATAGCACCAAGCCATGGTATAACCCAAGCAGGAACAAAACGCATTGTATACGCCCTTACAGACATTGTATGGACAACATGCCATGTGAACAAGCATAACATACAGGACATTGAAGAGTTAGAAGGTTATTTACTTGAAAAATACGACAATCCATACCTATCTTTACCAGAACTAAAAGCGATACAGAAATGAGTGCATTAATTGGTGGCATAGCAGTAGGTGCAGCAGCATTGGGTAAAGGAGTGATGGGAGCAGTCCAGAACCATAAGGCATCTCAAATAGAAAAACAAAACATCAGGCCCACACAATATGTACAGCCTGAATTGTTACAAAATGTTGCCACTGCTAATCAAATGGCTCAAACGGGTCTACCACAGACACAGTATAACAATCAACTAAACTCCATCAACCGTAATCAGGCAGCAGGTATTCAGGCATTAGGTGCAAGTCAAAATCCAAATGCAAGCATTGCTTCAATTGTAAGGGCAAGTAACGATGCTAACAATAATCTCAATGCGCAGGATGCTATTGCCCGTAACAGGAATACATTGGCACTCTTACAACAAAGAGGGATATTGGCTAATGCCAAACAAAATGCATGGAACTACAACTATGCTGATAAATACTCTGAGAACTTAGCCAAATCACAGGCGTTGCGTGGGGCGGCAGCACAGAACATAGGTGGTGCTATAAACAGCATAGGACAAGCTGGTATAGGATATATGACAGCAGGGTTAGGAAGTGGATTAGGTGCGGCATCAAACGTGAATGGCGCAGGCGCAGGTGCTCCAATCGGAGCAGGATATATAGGTGATATCAATCCAACAGGGATGTATAATAACATGAGCTAATGGCTACCAACAATTCGGCACTTTACGGAATAAATCGTGGCGAGGCACAGGTATTCGACACATCGGGTATTGATAATGCTTTTCAGCAGTTATTAGCTCGTAAGCAACAGCAGCGCCAACAGGAAATAAAACAACTTACAGATCAGCAGGCACAGCTAAGGCCAGAGGGTTTAAGGAATGATGCTGAACGTCAAAAATACTTCAATGGTGTCAACGATTGGCGCAATCTATCCATTCAGGCACAGAATGAAAAGAACCCATATCAAAAGTCATTACTAAAATCAAAGGCTGACCAAGCTTATCTTGGACTACAATCATTTGTATCGAGTGCAAAACAAGCAGCTAAAAATGAAGATGCCTTTGGTCAAATGCTTTTAAACCCGACAATAAGGGATAGATACACCCCAGATGTTGTAAATAAGTATCTGGCAAATAGAAACCTTTCTCACGATGACCCTAACTACGTAAAGGACTTTAATACCTACGAACAACAGGTAGACCACTCTAAAGTGCTGGATAGAATAGACAAGGCCAATAAACTATTGTTAGACCAAGCAAAATGGGGTACACCAGTACTACAAAACACAAAGGTTGGTAACAGAAATGCCACGTTCATCAACAATAGTCGTGCGGTTAGTCCGGAAGCCCAAGCAGACAAATATGGTCAGATGTATGAGGCTGACAGGGAGTTTAAGAAAATGTTGATGGACATTCACCCTGAGATATATAACGACCCAAATCTAACGCCACAACAGCAAAAGGCAGCAGCTATAGGAGCATTGATTAAAAACCAAGGGCCGATTGCAGAATATAAAGCACCACAGGAAAAGCAAGACCAACCACCAAACATGACACTGGCAAATCACATTGCCATGAGGAACTATGATATAGCCCATCCATTGCCTGGTCAATCAACATCACAGTACACGCCTGCACAGATATTGGTAGGGGGCAGTCCAAATGGTGATAGGGGTATGATACAGGGCAATACAGACGCTATGAAGCATTTGGTTAACTTAGCACCTAAATCACAGTATGGTAAAGGGAATGCTCCTGTAGTGGCTATAGACCCCAACACGGGAAACCATATATTTAGGTTCCCTGCACAGGTAGTGACAGATAAAAAGGCTGTTAATGATAATAAGAAATTACGTGCTGAATATGAACAAGACCCTGAAACCAAGGGTGGATTTTTAGGAATAGGTGCCAAGAAAATACCATTTGAACAAAGTGAAAGGGCTAAACAGTTAAAACCTGAAATATCGGTTAAGAAGCCCGAACAAACGTATACTTTAGATCCTAATGACCCTAATGGTTATTTCGGACAGGTATCACAGATGGCAAAAGACCAAAACATATCTTTAGGCGAATTAAACAAAATACAAGGAGGTAAAGGCGGTAAGGGGATTATTCCAACAGCAACTAATAAACAGGTAGCAATCCAACCTCAACAACAAAAAACAATCCTTTACAATGTAGATGGTAAGCAATATAACATACCATCAGATAAGGTAAAAGACTTTTTAAAAGCTTATCCTCATGCTGAACACAAGGTATCTGATGAAGGGATAACTTTTAGTGTAAATGGTCATGTAGGAACTATACCCCTTAATAGAGTTAAAGAATTTCTTAAAGAGCATCCCAATGCAATAAGGCAATAGATAATATGAATAGCATATTTGAAAACTTTGGAGGATCTTTGTTAAGTAGCCCAACGCCAGCAGCCGAAGATCCGGGCGATGATGTGTTTAAAAAGTTTGGAGGTAAAAGGATATCTACCCCAACAGTGCAAGATAACACAATAGTTGTAAATCCAGTTGTTCCAAAAAACAACACTCCACAAGAAATAAACAGATCAAAACAAGCCAAATCTATTAATCAAGACGCGCAAGAAAAAGACGCTTATTATAATCCTCCTGTAAGAAAAAACATAACAAGTGGCGATGCTATGACTGATTTTCTTTATCGAAATCAGTGGTTAATAAATACTCCTGTTGTTGGCAATATAATCAAGAATAAAGCTTATGATATTGCCAGAAAGTCAAGTGGGTTTGAGACTTTAGATAAAAAGCAACTTGATGATATTAATAATGGGAAACAAGTTAAAAGCATGATTGTAAAGTATAAAGACCCTTACTACAGGAAAGGCTTAGACACAACCTATGAAGATGGGATTAAAGATTATAAAGGACAGGACCTTACAAATGATGCAAAAAACCACGTTAATCTTTTAGATCAATATTTTGGCAAGATAAGTTTACCAAAATCAAACTATGCCCCGACTTCTGATTATTTAAAGTTTTTACCATCGGTTAGTATAAAAGGGAATTTTGAAAAGTCTGGAAAAAAGAATTTATCTGACTGGGTTAATTATATTAAAGAGATGAGTGGTGCTTTTAATGGTATTGATCCTAAGTCACTGGATTATATGAAAAAACCTATATATAGCCAAGAGGGGAATGATAGTCCAATTAGTTTGTTTTTGGGAACAAATTTAAATGGCCATAAATTAAACATTGCTTACGACAAGGAAAGGAAATTACCATATATTTCTATATCAGATGCTTGGGATTTTGCACCTAAAGACTATGCTCTTAAAAATGGTCTTTTGCAAGGCGATGGCAGCAGCTCTGGTAGAGCATATATCCAAGCTTCATTAATGCATAAGGCTGGAACTCCTTTTAAGGTTTATGACAGATTTTACTTTGATCCGAAAACCAATGATTACATTCCAGATAGCAAAGTTCCTAAACTGAAAAAATAAATTTTAATTTTAAATTATTTATCTACATTTGTTTAAGCACTTACCAATGTCGGAGGTGACTAAAAACAAATATTATGGAATCTACATTAAAGATTGCGACATCAAGTCGTGGAGTACACGGCGTACCAGTAATTAAAATTGTCCAACCAGTTTATTTAAGTAATCCTATTCCTGGCTATGATTTCGAAGATGTAAAAGATGAACTAATATCATCTTTATTGCATACACCATGTATGCAGTACCCAAACCAACTATTCAGAGTTGATAGTCGTTTTCAGTATCCCGCTGATGGGGAATCTAAAGTAGTTATTACCACTATTTCAGCTATTGAGGAAGGGCAAATGTTTCATGCTTTCAAGCATGCTATATTTGATCGCCTGATATCGTATGAAAACCTTTGCGATTGCATTGAATTTGAAAAGAGACCTTCGGGTCCGGGCGCTCATGGCCCGGTACCTTTTGATTACGATAAGTACTTAAAGATAAAAGAGTTTTTCGATTGGGTTTGGGATCAGCCATACAATGGTGATCCGGTAAACACTCCCATTGAAACACGCCGGGATACGCAGCCAAAACCAGTTATTCCCATGGAAACTATACGCGATTACTTTGAAATGACCCTTGAACAAGGGGAACGAATCAATGCATTTGAAAACACGCCAAAGGTGAGGCTTGATATGAAAGTACAAAGCATTGCTGAAGCATTCCAAAAAGCATTTAATATATTTGAATCAAAACAAGGGGCCGAATATTGGCATAGGGTAATTGACCGGGTTGATGGCAAAGAAAAACAACCCCTAATCAAACCATTTGCATCATTAACCATAGATGAATTAAATAAACTGTAAACATTTTCAAATTAAATAAGGGTGAAAGCCGTTCATGTATTCCCAAGCATGGCGGCTTTTTTTAGTTATGACAGTATTTAAAAGATATCTCGATACTATTTACATAATTGTCGATGGCTTCCATGTAGGTCATGCTCGTCTTGATTATGAAGATAAGCCCTGTCTGTATGTTTCACTTGTCAAAATAAAAAAACGATATAGGCGTAAAGGATATGGTAAGTTGTTGGTAAATTATATTACTGATACATTCATAAATTATGAATCCGTATCACTTTACGTATCTATTTATAATCCAAATGCCATAGCGCTGTATAGGAAATGTGGATTTTTTATTTCTTATTTAAGTCAAGGCGAACATCCACATTACTTGATGACCTATAAACTCACTTAATAAGACCTATCTTTGAATTAAACATTTTAAGACATGGCAGAAATTACAGAGGAAGATCCATTTGCTAAATATCAAGTAAAGCCCACTACAACATCAGGCAATAGTGACTGGTCACAATACGAAGTAAAGCCACTTCCAAAGGCACAGCCTACTTATACAGATATAAGGAACATACATACCACGCCACAACAAACTTATAGCCCTGTTACCGATCCTAATTTACGCCAACAAATCCAGCAACAGGGACAACAACAGGTTAATCATCAAAAACAGGAGCTATCTAATAGGTTAACACAAATAAAGTCCTATCTGAAACCTGAAAATGCTAAGGAATTGGATAACGCCATTAATATAGCAACCACTCGTGAACCTGACAACCTAAGAGAGGTGAGTAAGGAAGAACAGGATCATTATAATTTCATGCAAACACCTGTAGGAAAGACTTTGGGTGCTGTGGCATATTTAGGGTCAAAAGCTACTAAAGGAGCGTTACAGGTGGCTAAAGGTGCCGCACACTATGCAGGGTATCTTGAACCTAATGCAGGGCTTAGAAATGCCAATGAAATCATGGCAGGAGTGGCTTTTGATAAATCAGACAAGAACACCAACTATGGGCTAACCAACAACGACATTAATCGTTATGATGAAAACAAGATAACATCTAATCTTGGTGGGCTGGCAGAGTTTGCACCAGCAGCTGCCGCTTCTGCGCCCACAGGTGGGGCTACCTTATTTTTACAAGGTGCTGGACAGGCACAGGAGCAGTTAGAAAAGGCACAAAGAGAAAGTGGTGTTGATATTAATCCACTGGTAAAAGAAGCATTTATAGGTGGTACAGGAATAGTAAACAAGTTTCTGATGCACGACTTGGGTAACAGTGTATTTAATAAGCTGCCAGCGGGTCTTAGAGGTGATATAACAGCATCAATCAGCGCCAACGCTATAAAGGAAGCTTCGGGAAAAGAATTGACAGGCGAGGCGTTTAACAACCTGTTACAGAAAGGAGCAACTGAATGGGCTGATAAAGTAGCTAAAACAGGTGTTAATGCCTTACAGGGCACATCAAAGGCAGCGTTAGATTTATCAGCATTAGCCACAAGTAACTTCTTACTAAAAAAAGGCGTAGATGCTACAACAGATACACCAGTATTCAATGAAAATGCAGGTGATTTGGCACAGCAGATATCTGACATAGCGACTAAAACAGCACCTTTGTTTGGCGCAGCAGGTGAGGTAAGAAACCTAACCAAGTTAACTCCATACTCATCATATAAGAACAGTGTGGTTGAAAGTTTGATGGCAGACCCATCAGAAGCCAACGTGGCAAAAGTAAAACAAGATTTAGTTGACCATAATAACGCACAGGAGCCCTCACAGCAATGGAATAGGGATGAAGTGGATGCAACTATCCAGCACATAGATAAAATCGCTGATATAGCCCGTAAACTACCAAGAGGTATTCCACAAAAGAAAGTGGGTGATGCTGTTGATTTGGTTAATGGCAGGGATGAACTTAAACAGCAATTGGCCGATGTTCAGAAACAGCGTTCGCAGATGGATGAATCGGTTAATGAGATACCATCAGAAGGTGAGAAATTTTTGATAGATAAGATTGACCAGGCTAACGATAAGTTAAAAGATATAGCCACTGGTAAGAAAACAACTTATTCCAAAGGAACAGGTGATGAAGAGGGATTGTTTTTTAAAACCGTTGGCGGTAAAAAAGAAGAAATACCACAAAGTAGATATGAACTGGAAAATTTAGAACGTACATCACATGCTGAAAATAGCATAGAACAAGCGCCATCTAATCAGCAAGAATCGCCGGTAGTAACAGAACCAATCACAGATGAACAGCGCAAGGCACAGAACGATGAAACAGATGCCAAGATAAAGGCATTCCAGGAAAAATTCCCTGACAAACAGGTAGACCCATTGGAAGATTTGCCCGAAAGTGTTGTAAGAACGTTTGACAGGGTGGATAATGATTTACCTACAGATCCTGTAGCTGTTCAGGAAGCCTCTGACTGGCTGTATAACAAGTATAAACAGTTAACAGCTATGAAGCAATCTGATACCCGTATGTTGACCACAGAGCAGATTGATGCCATGCAGGAGCAATTGGGAGAGGACATCACACTATTAGAAAACCATAAACAAAAATATCATGGAGAAGAACCAACCGGACAAGCAGCCCAAGCAGAACAACAAACTCAACCTGCGGAACAGGCTGTTAGTAGCACAAATGAAAGCACAGGAAACCCTATCGAACAAAACCAAAAAGTAAATGAACAAACAACTGAAACTGCGAACCCTGAGTTACCAACTAATCCGCAACAAGAAAGTGCCACAGTTGCGCAGGAGAATAGCACAGCAAATAGTGAGGCTAACGTTGGGCAAGCCAATGAAGAACCTGTAGTTGAAAAAACAAAGTCATCACCTAAACCTAAAATAGCTGAAGCTATTAAGAACGAAAACATCAAGGCTAAGGCAGAAAAAGCAGGAATTGAATTGGATGACCATGTTGGCAAAAAGCGAACTAAAGAGGTTGTTGATGCCGAGGCTGAAAAAGAGTTGAAGTCTGGTTATGACAGTCATGAACTCGTTCGGAAGATTTTAGAAGAAAAGTATATACCTTCAGATACAGAAGGTGCTATTTTAGCCAAGCATACAGCCACAGTCGAAAACAATTATAATAATTTAACAAAGCGTTTAGAAACCGATGGCGCTACCATGAGTAAGCGCGAGTTTGATGATTTAAGTGCTGAATACGATCAAGCCTCGAAGGATTATCAAGATGCTTTAAATGCAGATGTAAAAGCAGGTACTGCACAGGCCAGAGGTTTTGGAGCACGTAGATTTAATGTTAAAAATGACTTTTCATTAGGTCAGATGATAAAAAACAAACGTGCTGCATTGGGTGGTGAGAAATTATCATCAGAGCAGTTGTCGGAAGTAACCAAACGTTTTAATGAGATCGAGGAAGCCAATAAGAAGCTTCAGGAGCGAGTTTCTAAGTTAGAGGGGGAGAACGCACGCATCAAAGCAGAAAAGGCTATAAAACGCATACAAGAGGGCGAGGCAAGGATAGCAAGGAAAGCTGTAACCAAAGAAGCACTGGCAGAAGACAGGAAAAGGATTGCCGAAGAGTTCAGCGCCAAATTAAAGGCTATGAGACAGTCTGGCGCTTTGAACAGTGTAGGTAAGGCCACATACGAGTTCTTGCAAGCAGCAGCCCCATATGTAGCTAAAATGGTACGCAATCTAGCATTGGAGGGAGTAACCGAAATCAAAGATGTTGTTGCAAGAGTAAAAGAAGAACTTGACTTGCATGATTTAAGTGATAGAGATGTCACCGATATGATTGCAGGTAACTATAGTGAACGCACACCAACAAAAAAAGAACTGTCTGATAAGATACTTGACTTGAAAATGCAAGCGAAGTTAATTGGACAGATTGAAGATGCTGAAAGTGGTCTTAAAAAAGCAAAAGGCACTAAAGCAGAATCAAAAGCAAGTAACAATGTCAAATCCTTAAGGGCAAGATTAAAGGAACTGACTAAAGACGAAACCAGTTTACAACAATCAAAAACAGCCACTCAAAACCGAATTAAGGAATTAGAGCGCCGTATTGCTGAAGGAGACTTTTCAAAACCTGAAAGTAAGGTCGTGCCCGATCAGGAGTTGTTAGATTTAAGGCGTAAGGCTGACAGGCTAAAACAGGAATATCAATTACAGTTGGCAAAGGATGAGTTGGCTAACCGTTCTAAAATAGAAAAGGCAAAAGACAACCTGTTAAACATTGCTTCCTTGCCGAGGGCACTAAAGGCTTCATTAGACTTTTCAGCAGTATTACGCCAAGGGTTGTTTGCTACAGCAGGACACCCCAAAGAAGCATTGACGGCTTTCAAGGAAATGTTCAGGCAGACAGTATCAGAAGAAAAATACAAGAACTGGATAGCTGACCTTAAACATCATCCTGTTTATGAACTGATGCAAAAAAGTGATTTGTATCTGTCTGACAAAAGTGACCCCAAGTTATTAGCAAGAGAAGAAGAATTTACGTCAAATCTGGCTGATAAGATACCAGGCATAGGGAAATTGATTGCAGCATCTGAAAGGGCTTATACTGGATATTTAAATGTGTTACGTGCAGGTGTATTTACCAGAGAAGCACAGAACCTGATACGTAAGGGATATACATTTGAAAACAACCCAGAACAGTTTAAGGCGCTTGCTAAAGTGGTTAACGTACTAACAGGACGTGGCGATATACCTGAGTTCTTAGGTGGTAAGCAACCTAAGTTATTGAGTAGCGCTTTGTTCTCTCCACGCTTCATGGCAGCACGTATACAGACACTTTATTTGTGGGCTGACCCAAGACTACCTAAAGAGGCAAAGATTCTTGCAGCGAAGGATATAGGAGCAACATTGGCAGCAGGTGCTACTATCATTTCGTTAGCAGCGTTGGCAGGATTAAAAATACAGACTGATCCACGTAGTTCTAACTTTTTGAAGATACAGGATAAGCAGGAACATGGCACAACCTATTACGATATTTTAGGTGGACTACCCCAATATATTCGTTTCTTAGCCCAACAGATTACTGGTAAAAAGAAGCCCGCCAATGACAAGGGAATGATAACATTGGGCAGTAAGAAATATGGTAGTCCAACAAGGTTGACAGAGGCAGCACGATTTATCCGAGGTAAGTTTTCTCCTGTAGTTGGCTCAGCCACTAACTTAATGGAAGGTAAGGACGTAGTAGGTCAACCATATCACTTTTGGCCGAATGTACCACAGGAGTTTGTGCCACTTCCTCTCTCAGACGTTTATGATGCTTATAAGATCGGTGGGATTACAGGAAGCTTAAAGGCATTTTTACCATCACAGTTCGGTATTGGAACCAGCAGCTATGATCCGAACGCTAAGAAGAAATAAGTAATAAAATAACTTTACCTATTGGGTTATCTTTGTTTCAAAAGAAATCAATATGACTGCGGTAATAGGTAAACAAAATATACTCAGCTATACATGGGCTATAGCTGCAGGTGTTGGTACACTCACCATATCAGGCAACAATGCTTTTGATTTAGGGTTAACAGATATTGTAAGGGTGGAAGACACCACTCAATCTACCACTTTTGGACTGAGTGCTACCACCACCTTTACATCATCCAAGTCGGCAGGTATCCCAACTTATATATGGACATTCACTAATCTGCCAGCGGGAACATTGCAAACCGATACGTTATTGGTGTATATCAACGTGAATCCGCAACAGGCATCTTATTTAGTTAACCAGTATTCTGCTTCCAAAGTATAAAAATGGCAACTACAGCATCCATATCTCAAAGTTCAGATGGGTTAACGTTAACCTATACCTACAGCACTACACTTACAGTGACCACGGCTTCATTGTCTATATATGATAGTAATGGAACATTGTTGACTACCATAGACATGGGAACAAATCTGTCCACTACTTATGGCATTACCGCTGATGTGTATTTGTCGTTTGTATTGAATGTAAATACTGGGGCAGACATCATTACTACCAACTACATATCAACGCAGTTTTACAAGAATGCACAGGCCGTTTTAGCCTCTGTGAGCAATCTTCCATGTGGGTGTATTGGTACTACCTGTTCTTCATTAGTTAAGGCCAGAGAGGCTATAAATGCTGCTACGACCTATTATGCAGTAGGGGACTCACAGAACTCACAGCTGATGCTAAATGCTGCTGATTATTACGTATTAAATCCTACATACTAATGCCAACTCCACAACAAATAACCAACCGTATATTAAGAAGTCAATTGTTTCAGGCATCTTTGGCTAAGGCATTTGTTGCACAGGAGGCAGTAGGTAACTTTTATAATTATTGGGATAAGAGCGTTTATATATCAGAACTGGTAGAAGGATTATCTAATCAGTATGGCAAAGCAGACTACTACTCCACTACCACCATCAACATATATAACAAGCTTGGTGGACAATTAGGGATGGCATTTATTGATGGAGCAAGCCTTGATCCGAATGCTCAGCCTATAGGACAGATAATTTCAGTCAATGTGCCAGTGGTGATTGGTTATAATCAAGGCAAAATACCATTCACATCAACCGAAATAAGCCCTGCTGTTGAATTAACTGATTACCACAACCAATACTATCCACTCTACGGTAATAATCCGACTTTGGGGCTATATGACAATCAAGGGACGTTTATAGGAGACGAACAAACACCGCCACAAATCACATACAATACCCCCGGCGATGCGAGCACTGACATTGTAAGTATTCTTTGGGACTTACCTCCTATTTCGGGTGTGACAACTACGGGCTATGTTCAAATATCGGGTGCTGCCCCTGTTCAATCTGGTAGTAGTGGCTCAGGAAGCACAATAACGTTGACGTTCACTCAAGCCAGCCTTGTAAATGGAGGCACAGTAGACGAACCAAACTGGTATCTGCCATTAACTCTGCCTACAAATAAAAATCCCGTATACGTCACAATAAACGGTGTTGGGCAAGCAATGCAGTATGATAAGAATTTTGTACCACCGCGCCTTTGGGGATTTGCCAATAATGACACACAAACAATCATCATTTCAGTAATATGAGAAAGTTATGTTTACTTATATTGTTGTTCGCTTCATTAAAAGTAAGCGCGCAATGGGATAATCTTGGCACAACAGCAACACAGCGTTCAACTACTTCAACCGGATATTTCTTTAGAAACAATTTAGGATCTAAAGGCTATGTTTATTGGTATACAAAGGGACAAATAGATAGTATTGCTTTAAATAGGTTACCTGTTGGGTTGAGGGGGCAAATCCTTTCAGTAAGTGTAAACAACAGCCAAATATATACACCAGTAGAACCATTAGTATATGGGCAGTTTATTTATACTGATGCACAAAAAGCAAGGGCATTTGCTGCAGGAAGTGCTACACAGTTACAGATATTTAATAGCTTCAAGCGGTTCAGCCATGGAGGTAGCCAAACAGACCCACAGGGACAAACACAAAACGATACTATACCGGGGCAGCCGCTGCAAACTAATTCATGGGCTTATGACACAGTTGCCAACAGGGTTAAGTCAACATTTAATTCAGGCTCGGCAATTGGCTTTATAAGCCCTGATAAGTTTGACCACTATATTCACTCTGCTACCATTGGTGCTACAACTACTTCTGATAATGACAGAATAGGTATTGTAATTGCATTTTACGAAGACACGACTACTTTAGTAAGGAATAATGCCTATGGATTAAATCCAGGTGATTTTTCATGGCCAATAAATACCACCAATCAATTCATTCCTAATCAGCACTCATTGGCATTATACATCAATAGAGAAACTACTACACTTTCTTATTTTGTGGTTTATGACTATCGGAAGTTAACTCAAAAAATAATAGCCAATGGGTCTTTGTCGCCGGGATTGTATAATACAACGGCCAGTTGGGCGAATCAAAGTCTTGATGTTAAAATAGAAAGACAGGGTGATACTATACTTATAAATAGATCTCAATATTCAGACGCGCCGGGAGGAAAAGGAAGCTTGGCCTTTCCATTGACTGTCAATTTAAATAGTGATACGGTACTTTATAAATTCAAGGGTAAATGTCCTTATGGTTATACAGCGCAAAGTCAAGACAATGCTTACTATTCCAACATTTCATTTAGCGGATCAAACAACATTGTTTATGATCTAAGAACAGGACAAGAATATTTATTTGGAGCCAGCGGTTATGAATTGGTAGCGGATAAAAATATGTACACTGATCTTGGGTTAAGATTCTATTGGCGAAATAAAACAGAATCAACATTTGGTTACATCACACCAGATGCGACTTATGATGTAATAGTTGGTGAAACACCTTAATTTTAACACATGAAGAAGACATTATTTATAATCATTGCCTTATTGCTTTTTAGCAGGGTTTTTTCACAAACTGTTCCTGCTACCCCAACACCAGTGTCCCCTGTGCAACTTAATACAAACACGTTTTATTGGGAACCATCGTCAAAAAGGCACTTTGTGTGGAATGGTAGCACTTATTTGTGGTGGCAACCAACAGATAGTATTCAGGTATTACGAATGATTAACTCAGCTATAGGCGGTGGAACGACTGCATCCAATGGATTAACAAAAACCGGAAATGACATACAGTTAGGTGGCACTTTGACCAAAACTACCACTATAGGAGGTACATTCGATTTTAACATTTACAATGGTACACCAGGGAGTGGTAGTTTAAGCTTTATTGGCGTACAAGGAGGGTCTGGATCACTTAACTACATAAATCAATTAACAGGCGTTAATAGGAAGTCTTACGGAGTGGTTACTGCACCATTTGCTGTAACTATGTTCGCTCAGCGAGAGGATGATGCTAATAGTGTAAAGATTAATATGAATACTGATGGCATCCATGTAGTTGACGGGTTGAATGGTACTGGTATTGAGAATGACGGTAATTATCATGCAGGTATATCAACACATCCATATGCTTTAGTTGATAGGTCATATTTAGATAGTGTAAATTCTGGTAAGGCTAATTTAATCAGGGGGAATGCACTTACTGGGCCTCAAACAATTACGGATGAAGGAACGCCTTTGGTAGTAAGCAATCCAAGCCATAAATCTGAATTGGTGATTGATAATAATTATATCTCATTGGCCAATGGCAATACATCTGGCGCTGATACCGGACATTACGGGGGTGTTTATTTAAGTAAGGATCAGGCTGTATTGGAATATGTAACAGAACCATCTAATGCGCCTTCAATGATATTATTGGACAGCACAAGGATGTTGGTGTTGGATAGGATTAATAATACTGGGTTAAGATATTGGGAAGATTATAGCACTAACGGGAAATTACATGATGATTGGTTGCCTAATTGGGGGGCTGTTAAGTTTGCAGTTGATAGTGCAGGCGCATCACAATCTGGGACTTTTAACTCGAAAGCAGATACCACCACCCGTAAATATGAAGCGTGGATCTCAAATACAGGCAATGATGCAACTGGAGTTATTGGAAGGCAAGATAAGCCTTTCAGGAATTACGCTGCAGCCGAGGCATTTGCAACAGATACAACCATTCTATTTAAAGTAAATTATAGTGCAGGTACGTTTGTTACTCCTGTATTGCATCGTCCTAATGTTCATTTTTTCGGTTCTGGTATGCCAGTTACAGATGCTAAAATGAAATTCTATTCCCAAAGTATAGGGGCATTTATAACAACGCCTACCAAGTTGGTTGGGGGCACCATTTGGCAAGGGCGATTCCTTGATACATGCTATAATAACATTCAACGTCATAATCTTGGAGTTGATGTGGGGAAAGCATGGACAGATGCCTATAACGGAGGTGTAGCTACTGATGCTACATTCTTTGCAGCCCGATTCAAAGTATCAGGAGGTTATCCATCACAGGATGGAATGCACCAACTCCAAACAAACTATCCGCAGTTGATTGGTATTGTTGATGAGAATGTATCTAACTTGTGCAGGGACAGTACAAGCGCAGTTCATGCCAACTTAAAAGAGAATGTTTACGATCCGGTAGATATAAACGTTGTCACATATTACGGTGCTTATGGAAGCGTTTATAAAGCTATTGGAGGGCGTAGTATAGGAGTATCTGGTTATGGGCATAGTACAGCTGCGTTAACTTTAAAATCAAACGATTATGCTTATGGTTGGGGAACTATTGTTCAAAATTTCCACGCTCGCAATATTAAAAATAGTAACGGTATCGGTATTTATTTAATTTCAGAAAATGGAAAATCATTAGAGTTCCCACAGGTAATAGGCTTTCAACTTGATTCACTTAAATACGGAATTAAAACAAATGCTGTTGTTGATGGAGCAAATATCAGCGATGGAAGAATTAATGCCATGGCTTACCGTGGAATATATCTTGATCCATCTTTCGCATTCGGGGATTTTAACAATATTCAGATTAGATCAACTGGGGATACAGCCTTATATTTCGTTCAAAATTCAGGATCATATAGGCGCACAACATTTAATAATGTCAATGTTGCCAATGGTGCTAAATTAGGCATATTCGTAAACGCAACCACGAATAGTAATGTGTTCTTTAACAATTCCTCATCAAGTGGAAATACGGGAGGCGGCTATAATATCGCAGGCAATGTTTATACTCAAGGAGGTGCAACTGGTATATATACTATCAATAACACTGGTACAGCTAAAACAGGTACTTTTTTATATCCGTCTTATGCGACAAGTGACTTTTTACCTGGTATAGATGGTTTTGGTAATTTAAGCAAAAGTACAATTACACTTGGTAATGTTGTAACTACTTCACAATCCGCAGCGGTTACGAGTACTGGAAAGTTTACGATTAATCTAAATGAAGGATTAGCAATAGGAGCCAGTACCGAGAAACTTCATTTCGGAAATAATGGTAACTTTTCAATAAACAGAAACGTATCTACAGGCGCAATTGATGATAATACAGGATATGCCTATCAATGGTCACATACTAAGAGCACTACTGCATCTTCAGATTTTTGGGCTCTACAAGTATATAACCCATCTGGGACACAAATAACGGCGCAAGCTTTAACAATCAATGGTTTAGGGTATGTCGGCATAGGAGGTAATAGCACATCATCATTCTTAGGCATGAAGGCTTCTACCGGTGCTGCTTCTACATTTAATATTCCTGTAGGCACAGCCCCGACTACTCCTGTAAGTGGCGATTTTTGGAGGCCGTCAGCCACTGTTTTGCGTTACTACGATGGGACAAGCAACCAAGACTTGGCTAATATTGGTGGAACGCAAACCTTCACAAATAAAACACTTACTTCTCCGCAAATAAATACCCCTATTCTAAATACTACATCTGTAGTCGGACAAGTGTGGACGGCGACTAATACAACAGGGGCAGGTAATTGGGCAACACCTAATAACATTCTCGGAACTGCTAATACATGGACAAATAGTAATACCTTTAACAGTGATATTACGGTGCTTGGCAATGCCACTTTGAAAGGAGGATTATTTATACCAGGTCCTGGTGGTGTTTTCACATCTACTGTAAACTCT